TCATGGCACGTTATAACCTGCATGATTATCTGGATGATCAGCGTCACTGGCTTGCTGTTTGGCAGGATCACCTTGAGAAGCTGGTTGGTCAGCCTCTGGTTTGATCCCCACGTTATCCTCCCAGGCCAGCAGGTCTGAAAGTCTCCACCTTTTAGGGCTGCCATTTATTTTAGGCTGCGGGAATGGCTGAGCAAAGTAAGAGGGCATCCGGGATGGGGTGCTCCAGAAATAGAGTGTGCTGCGCGATATTTTGTATCTGGACAGAACGTCATCGGTTATCAAAATTTCATCTGATTTATGAGATGTATTAGTCATAAAAACCCCTTAGTTACATTGTCCAGGCAGATGGTGTAGCCGGCGCGCGCAGCTCATGGCTGTGGCCACATAGCTACTTTTTCTGTTAACAACTTCTACAGTGATCTTTGAGCCTTGAACCACCACCGTATAAGTTCTTTTCGTTTTCTGTCGCCCGTAGGCTCCATAAAGCTCAACGTGTTTTGCCAGTGCCGCATCGCACGCCTGGCGGCCCAGCGGTGATTGTTTGCTTCGGTTAATCAGTCGCATATTCACCTCACACAAAGACATCAACCGGATCGCCAGCTGCGCGCGCGTTGTCGTTCGCTTCACGGCGGAGGCCGAGAACATAGCCAACGGGATCCCAACTGGACAGAATTGCATTGAGCTCTTTATGGCTGTGCCAGGTTGTCAGGCGTTTTTTAAGCTCGCTGGCGCAGGCGCGCACGTTCGCCCGGGTGGGGCCGGCCATCTTCATGCATAAGCACAAAGTCAGAAGCAGATCCGAATATTCGTCGGCGGCTGCACGCAATGCTGCCGGGTCGATGCTGGCTTCCAGCTCAGGTAATCGATGTTTAAGACTCATGCTGTCAGCTCCTCAATTCGTTTGAACTTAATAACCCAAACCCATGGATTGGAATTCCATGATTCGTCGCCGTAGATTGATTTCCAAAGGGTTACGAATGAGCCGCGGGCGCTCAGTTGATGTTGAGTCCAGTCTGGCTGATAGTGCTTCCAGAAGCCCCCTCGTAGCTTCGCCACGCCTTCTGCCTGAGCATCATGCTCGTTGATAGCGTTTAGCCGCTCAACCCGCACGTCGGTGATTTCCAGCAGAATGCGGCTGGCCCAGCGCGGCATGTGCAGCGAAGGAGTCCATTTCTCAGGCGTTGCCGGCTTATTGCAGACAGCTACGGGTACACGGTGGGTTTGCTCAGTCCATGAATTTCGCTCGCTGGCTTTGTATACCAGGGTGGCGACGTCTGTAGCCCGGCTATGCACCCGAAAGGCCTCCCGCACCCAGATGCGATCGCCTGGTATTCCGTATGGGCAGCATTCCCTGATCAGTTCAGGTACATCTTCCGGGTAGCAGCCGATAAACTTCTTCTCGATCTGAATGAATTTTGAAATTTGGTCTCTTCCGACCGTGCAGTCCTTTATAATCCTACGCGTCTGCGTCTTTCGGCCATCCAACAATGCCCGCACCATCTCCCCGTTAAAAATCATCCCGCGTTCAGTAATTTTCGTCATATCGTTACCGGGAGGGCGAACCCTCCCGCCTCCCTTAGCCCACGTATTCCGGTTTCATGTCGTCCAGGGTGATGCGGAACTGCTCATACAGTTCATCACCGAGGTGGCGGCGCGATGAGGTCAGGGTGCTTGCTGCCTTCGCGAATAACGCTTCGGCTTCCGGATCCCCCGGGTTAGGAAGTGAATTAATGGCGGCCTCAACTTTGTTTCGGGCGTCTACCATGAAATAACGCTGCACGGCTTTACCTTTCAGTTCGGTGAAAAGAACAGTGCCCAACACAGCTTTCTCTTTATCCAGATCCGCCCTGATGGCTTTTGCTGCATCGACCGATTCGGCGTGCTCAATGCGGTCACGGAAATCATCTGCCAGGGAATCAATATTGAGAGCTGAATCCTGCGCGCTGGTGGTGATGTCTGTTCCGCTGGTGATCTCTGCGACAGACATTCTTTGCGCCGGCGCCGGGTTTATTTCTCGCTCGGTCCTTTGTTCAACTTCATCCGGGCTGTAAACACCCAGGATGACTTCCGGGCAATACAGCCGTGCCCAGTATTTGACGCCCAGATAAGCGATCTGCTGTTTCGGGTTAGAAACCCACAAAGGAGAATTACGTGTGACGACTCCAGAGAGATAAAGTGGCTCCCCCCAGGTGATTTCTGATTCACCGCGCAGAATCGCGCCGACCTGGACGAATAACCCGATTTCGTCTTCATCAGTCCAGCCGCGCACCCGTTCTGTAACGCTGTATTTCCCATTTTTACCGTGTTTTTCCCTGGTAATTTCCTGCGTCCTTGTGCAACGTTCCCAGTTGCCGCCGTAGCGATAATGAAATCGACCGTTAATAGCGCTGGAACTGGCGATTACCGCGTTGACGAGCTGGGCTTCATATCCGAGCACGCCGTTTACCAGATGCGTTTTTTGCGCGACTGCATAGGGATTCATGCCCCACTGCATAGCCTGCATAACGATGGCCATGCAATCGGCTGGCTTACCTGCAAGGTGAGCTGGCACTGTCACTTGTGAATCAGCCATAAGGTTTGCGAAAGCAGTTAACTGACCGAGAGCCTGAACGTTAAAGATCGCGTTGCTAGCTGAAATGGTGTTTGGTGCCTGCTGTTCGGCTGTAACAATGTTAGTGTTTTCCATGACTGTTCCCCCTTATGCCTGTACGCGCAGCGCTTCGAGACGGCGCATATCAAAATCGTTAAGTTCTTCGGTGTAGTCTTCGGTAATCGGCGCCGGCCATTCGCCAGTGTCGAAACCGTTCGCGATGGCACGCATTGCTTTCCGATATTCCAGCATGCCGAGTTCCAGCATTTCTTCGGATGCCTCGATGATGGCGATCCAGTGGTAGTTCTCGTCTTTGTTGACGAATATCCAGAAGAACTGGTCAAGGGCTGCGGTTTCGCAGTACATAGCCGCGCTCAGGTGGTAATCGCGCTCGATGATTTCCCGGTGCAGCTTCGCGCGCAGGCCTTCCTGCTTAATGTTCCACATACTGATGGTTTTCAGGTCCGCACCAATGCGCAGGCCGCCCATGTCTATCTCAAGGTCAGGGCGCACGCGAACTTCCAGCCCGGTTTCCTCATCAATGCCGAAATAGCTCACCTCGACGGCACGGCTCGGGTGCGTCAACAACTTGCCAGCGGTCGGGTGATTCAACAGTGCTTTCTGAATGGCCAGTGCCGTAGCCAGCTGCTGGCGGGTAACCAGCACTTTTCCTTCCGGGTTCTCGCGCCATGCATCCAGCAGCTCGTCGGCAAACACGGCATCCGTTTTTACCGATTTCACGGCCTGAATCAGATCGGCCTTTGTGCCAGAGACTTTCAGGGGCTGCGCCTTCTGTGCTTCCTGAGAAACCATGTCAGGATTAATAAGCGCCAGCTGTTCCAGTAAGGCATCGCGGCCACCGCTGGTTTTCACCTGGGCGGGCAGGGTGGCGTTGTATTCTTTGATGCAGGCCTTCATTGCGGTGGCGGTTTGCTTCTGACCGTCTTCAATGCGCTGGAACTCAGCAGGTAAAGACATATAACCCTGGCCGGTTTCTTCAACTGATGTACCCAAGGGAACCTGGGCGGGCAGGTTCGCGTTGTATTCCTCCAGGAATCTTTTGATGTCATCTGCGCTGAGTAAAACCGGAAGCCCGTTGTTGTATTCGTCGATAAATGCGCGGATCGTCGCCGTCGTGGTGAAGGCACCTTCCGGGATTTCCGGCTCGATACTGAATTCTTTTTCCAGCTGATCAGGCTGCAGCGCCAGTGCATGCACCAGATTGCCCATATCCAGAACAGGAGAGCGCACCTTCTGGATGGTTTTGGATACGTGGCGCGCCTCGAAATACATCAGCGATACCCGGGCATCTTTAACCATCGTGGAGCTGATGCCGTTAGCGGCGTGGTAGACCTCATTTGGCACGCCTTCATATCGACCTGGCTCGAAATACTCCGGCCATGCTGGCGCTGGTTGTTCAGCCTCTTCCTCTTCATCGCTATGAGCACTCTCTGAAACCTGGCTTTTCAGCACTTCGGCGGTAAGATCTGGGCAGCGTTCAGCCAGTATTTTGCTCATGTTCACGGCAATTGTTTGCGCAGGAGGCTCATCAGCGCCTTCGCCTGCTGATACCGCATTATCATTTTCGTCTTCGACCGGCTGAGCCGTTTCCATCTGCACATCACTGGTGGTTTCCCCGGAATTAGCTGGATGTAATTTTTCTTCTGCAGCGCGCTGGCGCGCCTGGTCCACGATAGAAAGTGCTGGTGCTGGCTGGCTATCCATCAGACCATCAATCGAAAAAACACCATTGCACATGTTTGAAACTTCAGGCTGTTTGGGTTTGGTCAGGTCTTCGGTTATCCACTTCGGATCCGTGGGGTCACTGATGCCTTCGACATATTCGCCACGTTCGGCGGCCATAACCTGATTAGCGTCAGGGCGTTTCTTTTGAGCTTCTTTCACCAGTTCGGTGCCAATTACCTGAAAGTCAGTTGGGAGAGTTTCCAGGTCAGGCACACCTTCATCTCCATCGATAGCCTTTTTCACAGCGTCCAGAGTGACGGCGGCAGATGAAACATGACCAGCTTTTTCAAGAGTCTCAGCAGAAGGGGCGTCATGCTTATGCTCGGTCAGGTTCGCATTGATATAGGTCTGCAGACTTACCGGGAAATGATGAATGTCGCTGGTGGCGCCACGAATAAGGGCAAAAATCGCGGCGCGGGAATAATCCAGGATGCCTGCAACCTTGCGCAGCGCTGCCGACCATTCCTTGAACGGACTTTCTTTCTTCTGAACGATCTCTTTGGCCCGGCGGTGAATTGATGCCGGGAAATTGTAGATATCGAAATCCATTGGCATTGTGGCCAGGGCTATTTCTACATCGAGCGTATCAAGGGTATGGGTGTAGTCAGGGTTGCGATCGGTTTTATTACCGCCGCCAGCATTAGTTCCTGCATCAGTTTTCAAAACCGAAGAAATGCAGTTACCGGCAGCCCATTCCCTGGTGAGAATGCCGCGGTCGATCGCGTTCGTGGCGAACCACAGCTTTGCAAACTGAATACGTTTGCCGAGCTCATGCCGTTTCCCTTCCGGGAAGACTTTTTTATTGGCGCTGGTGAATTTCCAGAGCGTCGGCATATCGTATTTTTTGATTTCAGGGATATTCTCGGCGGCCAGAATCAGATCCTGGACGGCTGCGTTATCAGTGTCCATTTCCAGAACTGACAGCTCCTGCCGGTGAGGCATGCTGATATGATAAACGTGACTCTCTTCGGCCATATACTGCGCCAGCAGCTGAGCGCGAAAGGGGAGTTCTGCCACGTTAAAAAGCGCGCTTGAATCGTCCTGGTATTCATCGCTACCGAAAGTTTCCACGGTCTCATCTTGTGCCGCGTCGCCAGTAGTATTGGCATCAACCAGCTCTCCAGTAACGGCCTCAGAGGATACTCCGGCATTATCGCCGTGATGAACATCAGCAGGCGCCAGTCCTGGCTTAAGAGTCCAGGTGCGGCCATCGTCGCCGAGCTGGTAGCGTTCGCACCATGAGTAATCGAGAACACCCTCCGCTGGCAGGTCGTTGAATACCGGGAAATCGGTGCGAATAGGTTTTTGATAGTCTTTGCCGCGGCCTGTTTCGATCCCAGCGTCTTCCAGATCGACGTCGAGCTGCAGTAGAGCGCGGGCTTCTGATTTATTAGTGCGCCAGATTACGGCATCAGCTTTACCCGATTTTTGAGTCGCTTTTATCAGATAAAAATATTCCATGTGATAGCCTCTATTTTGGATGTAGAATCCCCCGGGCCATTGGTAGCGCCCATTTAGGGTGGTCATTGGTTTTGGTAATTTCCGGTGTAACTTTGGTCGGTGGCACCGGACGTACAGCCCGCTTCGGCGGGTTTACGTTAGCTCTCGTGCGCCATCTGGTCGTAAGAGGCGCAGCGTTCAGAGCAATACTCTTTTTCTTTCCGTGCTAGCTGGTTCCCCTGGAGGTACAACAGGGTGCTTACCACTGGCTTTCCCTCGATTGCTTTACTGCAGTAACCGCATTTCTTCTGCATTCTTCCCCCTACATTTGCACCGTGAACCCGGCCGGATGCTCGTCCAGTAAACCTTTCAGTGGATAACATTCAGCTTTCACGTGTTGCTCTTCTGCAGCTGCCTTGCAGTCATTCTCAGTGTCGTAAACGCCGAGCAGGACATCCTGATTACCGCCCATCAGCATGCTGACGGTGAGAACCAGGGCAAACATCGTGCTCATGAAGGGCCTCCTTTTTGCGCGAGCATGTAGCACACCCGGCGGATGAAAGCCGACAGCGGATTTAAACGAACAGCCTGCTGACGAGCGGGTTTGCGTGCGAAATCATTCATAGAAACAATCCCCTCAGTGCGCTGAAGAGCGCGATCCAGATGAAGAGCCCAATAACTGCTGAAATGATCAGGGCTCTGATGCCTTGCTTGCTCATTCCAACTCCTCATGTTTGCCTGTCTTTTAACCACTTCAGGCTCGGTGGTATGCTGGTAGTTCTCACACAGCCAGCAAGGAAATAAAAAATGTCAAAACTGACAACTATGAAAGTTGCTTGCCCTGATTGCGGAAGCGAGATGCTCAAGCGTCCCGATGGTTTCGACTTTGATACAAATTTTGTTGGCGTCAGTTGTGCCAACTGTGGTCGAGAAATCACTAAGGACGATGTTGTTAAGCAAGGGACGGATGTTGTCAAAAAGCAGGTTGACGACATCCTCAGGGATGCCTTCAAGGGAACGGGCTGGAAGCTCAAGTAACCCCAGTAGTTCCTCGACCTGATTGATTACTTCCGTGGCGTCTATTTCGAGTTCAATAGGCGCCACCTTTACCTTACTCATCTCACCCTCATTGCCTTGTCGCCGGCCAGCGGAACGTTACTACCTACTGCGCATTGATATTTCCACCTCATCCCGGAATTCGTATGCTCCGGGCAGCTACTTCGTGGGCGTCCTGCCTTGGTGGGGTGTTGCTGGAGTTAATTAAACACAATGTTTAATGTTGTGTCAACATTATGAGTAATTAAACGTAAACAAAAAGTTTATAACGAGAGGTGGGTTAGTGCAGGGAGTATGTTTATGGGTCTATTCTTTGGTTTTAAAAACATCTATGAGGGCTAATGGTATGCGGTATGAGGATGAGTTTTTCGCAGAGATGCACCCGCAAATAGCGCAGGTTATCGGGGTAGCGGTTATGCAGTTACTGGTTGAAAAGCAAGAGCCGTCAAGAGAGGCTCTGATAGAGATGATTCAGGTGTTGTGGCAGGAAGACCAGGTGGATCTGGCTGTGGAGTTGGCGCTTGATGTGCTGATGCTGCCGAAAGAGTAGGGCAATAAAAACCCGGCGCGGGTAATGCTACCAACTTACTGATTTAGTGTATGATGGTGATTTTAAGGTGCTTGCGTGGCTTCCATATCCATCAGATGTCCTTCCTGCTCCGCTACTGAAGGCGTGGTGCATAACGGCAAAAGCACTGCCAGACATCAGCGCTATCTCTGCTCTCACTGCCGTAAAACATGGCAACTGCAGTTCACTTACACCGCTTCTCAAACCGGTACGCACCAGAAAATCATTGATATGGCCATGAATGGTGTTGGATGCCGGGCAACCGCCCGCATTATGGGCGTTGGCCTCAACACGGTTTTACGTCACTTAAAAAACTCAGGCCGCAGTCGGTAACCTCGCGCATACAGCCGGGCAGTGATGTGATTGTCTGCGCTGAAATGGACGAACAGTGGGGCTACGTCGGTGCTAAATCACGTCAGCGCTGGCTGTTTTACGCGTATGACAGGATACGGAGGACGGTTGTGGCGCACGTCTTCGGTGAACGCACTCTGGCCACACTGGAGCGTCTTCTGAGCCTGCTGTCGGCCTTTGAGGTCGTGGTATGGATGACGGATGGCTGGCCGCTGTATGAATCACGCCTGAAGGGAAAGCTGCACGTTAACAGCAAGCGTTACACTCAGCGAATTGAGCGACATAACCTGAATCTGAGACAACATCTGGCAAGGCTGGGACGGAAGTCACTGTCGTTCTCAAAATCGGTGGAGCTGCATGACAAGGTCATCGGGCATTATCTGAACATAAAACACTATCAGTAAGTTGGAGTCATTACCCTAAGAGATATCTTTATATCCTGTAAAGTGCCACCATCCATAACCATCCCTCATATAATTATTATGAATTTCGCCAACCTAAACAGCCTATCCATGCTTCCTGTACGTCTGCGGCATTACCAAAAAACATCGAACTACCGGTCTGGCTTACTCAAAGTCATCCCGCCCACTCCTTCGCTTGAAGAAAATTTTGTCCAGCCTGAGGACTATCCCAACCAACCCGATAATCAGCAAAGTAATAAGTATGGGGATAACTAAGTCAGACATGCTTCCTCTGCATTGTTTAAATCTTATTTAGGCGGAGCATCAGAGGACTGGCTGTCTAGCCATTCTGCAAGTTTCTTTAAAATCTGCACTCATGTTGGATCTGCCTTATGTACCTGGAGTCGCATAGCCACCCAGAATGAACCACGCCAGAAAAGCGACTGCAATGATGAACACGCTCGCCGGAAATGCTATACCAATTCTCATAAGACCGCCCTTAACTGTCACTCGCCATCACCCTTAATCCGCCGCCCCATGTACTTGGCATACAACTCATCGAGCTCTTTGAGCCGCAGAGATACGATCCGCAGTATGTTCTGTTGCTCTTCTTCGTTGGGGAGTTGGTTATAGAGTTCCAGCAACCGCTTCTCGTCCGGGCGTAAACCATCATTTGCATCGACGTCCTGACCTAAAACCCACTCAAGGCTTACGCCAAGAGCATCAGCGAGCTTTATGGCAGAGCTCTTTCCGATCGCTCCCCGCACAAACCAGTTGTTAACCGATTGCGAACTTACACCACAAATTCTCGCTACATCCGCTTTGGATATGCGCTTCATCTCAATTATTTCATTGAGCCTTTGGACCTGTGGGTTGTCGGACTGGTGCGTATTTTTTCTCATATATCACGATTTTAAACTAAATGTTTACCATCTCAACATTCATAAAGTTGACATTAAAATAAACATAATGTTTAATTCTCTCTGTAACTTTAACGGAGTGGTTTATGAACGCATTAGAAAAAGCCATACAGATCGCTGGTGACGCAACGAAGCTAGCAGAAAAACTGGACGTCTCATCTATGACTATTAGCCATTGGAAGCATCGCCATGGGGGAGCCGTTCCTCAGTCTCGGGTTTTCCAAATCTTCCGGGTAACCGGCGTTACTCCGCATGAACTTCGCCCAGACCTTTACCCAAATCCAAACGACGGTTTGTCTTCACAAAATCTGGCGGGATGACCATGCAAACACTTTCCTTTCAACAAAATACCGGATTCAACCCCGGCGCTCTGATAAAGCGAAATCAGGCGAAAGTGGCAGATCACGACGGCATTCGTTCTGCCGTTCGCGCCTGGGCCGCTGCTGAAGGTCAGGATGTTGTTTCGGCATACATCATCGATGAGTGGCGCCAGCAGGGCGGGGAAGAAATTGAATTTCCCGCGGACATCAGCCGCGCCCGCCAGAAGCTTTTCCGTTACCTGGATAACGAGGTCGATTCTGAAAAGTATCGCGCGAATGTGCGTCTTCTGACGCCAGCCATCATGGCCGTCCTCCCGTTGGAATTTCGCCACCGCCTGTTGCCTGAAGACAATTTCATGTCCCGACTGGCACGGCTGGAGAAAGAGACCAGCGAAGCGAAGGTTGCCGTTGCCATGGGAGCTCCACGTCATCAAAAGCTGAAAGAACTGAGCGAGGGAATTGTCGAGATGTTCCGGGTTGACCCAGAACTAACGGCGCCACTGATGGCCATCGTCACTTCAATGCTGGGGGTTTTGTAATGTCGGGTATCAAAAAGGCGAAAGCCGCGGTGCTGTAACACCAACGGCTTTCAGGTGCAAAAACGAAGAGGTAATTGCGAGGTAAGTATGTCAGGAACAAAGACTGAGGTAAACGCCCAAACGACCCATAAATGCTACTTTTGCGGAGCGAGCAATATTGAGGTTGCAGGCGTTCTCATTGCCGGCCCCGGCGTATCCATCTGTCAAAAATGTGTCTTTCAGTGGGTTGATATTGTCTTTCAACACGCAGAAAAGACCGATAAACCAACGTCATAAGTTCAGGGGTATCTATGCGTGACTATGCAACAGTCGCACCGCAATTCTGGCTGGGGAAAACAGGTCGGGAACTGCGGAAAAAAGGCGCTGAAGCGCAGGTGGTCTCGTTTTATCTCATGACCTCGCCACACGCAAACATGCTCGGTTTGTATTACCTGCCAATTCTCTATATCGCCCATGAAACAGGGCTGGGCTTAGAAGGGGCTTCGAAGGGGCTTAAAAGCACCATCGAAGCGGGGTTTTGTAGCTATGACGAGGACACAGAGATGGTCTGGGTGCATGAAATGGCCGCCTACCAGGTAGGCAAGGCATTAAAGCCAGGTGATAACCGTTGTGCGGGGGTCAGGAGTGAGTATGCATCACTTACAGAAAACCCTTTTCTTTCATTATTTTACGAGCGTTATAAGGATGATTTTCATCTGAATGTCAAACGCGAATCGTGCCCAACGCCAGAAGGGGCTTCGAAGGGGCTTCGAAGCCAAGATCAGGAACAGGAACAGGATCAGGAACAAGAACAAGATAAAGATCTTTCGGGGCATGGCTCCGCCACCCCCCCAGATGGTGGATCCTCCGATGAAGCTCCATCTGAAAAGCCGAAAAGCAGTTACCCGGAGGAATTTGAACTGGCCTGGAGGGAATACCCAAAGCGCGCAGGAGGCAATAGCAAGGTCGATGCGTTCAAAGCCTGGACTGCCCGAATTAAATCAGGCGCAACAGCGCAGGAGCTTACCGATGGTGTTCGACGATATGCGGATTACGTCACTGCTGCCGGAAAACTCAACACTGAGTACGTGAAACAAGCGTCCACGTTTTTCGGTCCCTCAAAGCACTACGAGGAGTTATGGAGCTTCGAAGTACCAACCGGTAAACGGGATCCGAACTCAATATCCCAGCCAGATAAATTAATTCCGAGTGGGTTCAGGGGGTAGTGATGAAAAATATGATTGGTACTGGTAGTGCGCTGGAGCGGCTGAAAAAACTCATCCCTCCGGGTGTAGAGCCTAAGTTTGGCAGTGTAGAGGAGTGGAGAACCTGGCAGGCCGAGGAAGGGCGCAAACGCTGCGAAGAACTGGAAAAACAAAACCAGCGTACCCGTGCTGAAAAAATATTCGGACGAGCGGGAATTCAAGATCTACATCGGAGCTGCACGTTCGCAAATTACCAGGTGGCAGGAGATGGTCAGCGCCGGGCGCTCACGATGGCGAAAAGTTACGCACAGAACTTCGGTTCAGGGTTCGCCAGTTTCGTATTCAGCGGAGCGCCGGGAACCGGGAAAAACCATCTGGCGGCCGCAATCGGAAATCACCTGCTGGCTGGTGGTCGCTCTGTGCTGGTGGTGACTATTCCTGACCTGATGCTACGTGTTCGCGAGTGCTACGACGACGGGCAGTCAGAGGCTTCGCTTCTGGACGACCTTTGCCGGGTAGATCTGCTCATCCTGGACGAAGTAGGCATTCAGCGCGGCAGCAGCGGCGAAAAGGTCATTCTGAACCAGGTTATCGATCGCCGCCTGTCGTCGATGCGTCCGGTCGGCATCCTGACGAACCTGAACTACGAATCTCTGACGGACACCCTCGGCGCGCGCATTCTCGACCGTCTCCAGATGGACGGCGGCATGTGGGTGAACTTCGACTGGGATAGTTATCGCAAAAACGTCCGCCATCTGCGCGTCGTTAAGTGAGGAAAACATGGCTAGAGCATTTTCTGCTGTTGAGCGCCGGGAGTATGTCCGCGCAGTGATTCGTATCACCAGACATCAGGGGCGACTCACGACCGCCGAGGCAATGAAAAAACTGGGGCTGAGCCGCGCTACTGTCCAGCGGTATTTTGCCGAAGCAGAAGCGACTGGCGAGGTTGTCCGGCATGGTCGTTTGGGGCTTTTCCGCGATCAGCGGGCCGTCATCGACTTTGACATGAAGCGTTTTGGCCTGGTGCCGAAAGTTGCTGTTGGGATGAATTACAGCCTGCTTGGCAGTCCTGTTTTTCAGCGAGTTTTAGATGTTCAGGAGGCTATTCATGGCTAAGAATTCAATCGATGTATACGGTGCCAGCGGCAAAACAAACGTGCTCAATTTCGAGCCTGAAAACCTGCACCTGGTCACCGATAAGACCCACCCACTTTATGATGAGCGGGTACACCTGCCTATTGAGGAAGGGATGGTACTGAACATTGCGGAGCTGGGTGTACTTGAGCCGATCATCGTCTGGAAAGACCCTGAAACGGGGCTCACCTGCGTAGTTGTTGGCCGTCAGCGCGTTAAACATACCCTGGAGGCAAATAAACTCCGTCTGAAAGAAGGCAAAGACCCACTGCTTGTACCTGGAGTAGTTAAGCGCGGATCAGCAAATCAGATGGCTAAATATATGGTCAGCGAAAACGAAATTCGTCGACCTGATACACCGCTTGGCCGGGCTAAAAAAATGTCAGACCAGCTCGACCGCGGGCTCGATGAGGACGACATTGCAGTGTTGTTTGGCTGCAGCGTTCAGACCGTTCGTGCAACGCTTTCCCTTCTCGATGCCACTCAGGCCGTCAGGGAAGCGGTAGAGGCTGGCACAGTTACCGTTACCCAGGCGCGTCAGCTGGCATCGCTTAAACCCGAAGAACAGCGGGAGAAAGTCGCTGAAATCGAGCGGGCAACAGCTGGTACTAATGGCCACGAAAAAGCTCGTCGACAACGCCAGATTCTCGGTGAAGCAAAGCCGCGTCTCAAATCACGCAAAGAAATCACAAAAGCCCTCGAAGGTGCCAGCGGTGAATACGCGGCGGCTCTGCGCTGGGTGCTTGGGGAGGCTGTATGACAATCGTAAAAACCCATACCGGCACCGTGATCACCAAAGACGGTCCGAAGGTAAAAAAACTGCACCAGACAGAGCGGATGTGGGTCGTCGGCAAAAACGAGTTTTACCACAAAGAAACCGGGCGCCGTCACTTTGCAGAAAATACGCGCCGCCGGTTGTTGTTGGAAACGATTGAGGCGATAGGTGGTTCACATGACTGAACACGTCGAAAAATACACAAACAAGGCTATAGAAATCATTGCCGACTATATCCAGCGCACTAACAAGAAAAACGAGCAGTTGCAGGAAGCGAAAGTGCGCTTGGATAAAAAAATCGCTCTGTTCGCAGACGATGAGAACTGCAACACAAACAGGCTGATGTCCGTATTTTTACCAGCAATGACCAGCCATACCCGAGATGGCTTTTTCGAAGAGATAGCAGCGGCGTTAGAAGGAGCCAACCAATGACCAAATATGAATTACTCGACTCAAAAATAATGAGCAAAATTGATGCGCATCCTATGCCATTTTCCAGCCTGTACGTCATGGATGTAGCAGAAGAATGCAGCCGCATCGCAAAGGATGAGAATAAGCCAGAACCTTTCCGCATTCTCGATCGCCGGCTTCAGGCGTTACGTAAATCGGGAAAGATCCGCAGTACATCCAAAGGCTGGGTGAGGGCTTAACTAATGACCAGCAAATTAACCAGAGAGCGCCTGCAGGAAATCGCTGAAGATGGATTCCTGAAGCATGGCGAAAGCAAAGAACTGGCCCGTATGGCGCTGGCCGAAAAGGCCAGCGAGCCGGTGATATTGTACCGGGAGCGCAATCCCTACAACGGCTTAACCACAGGCTGGCAAGAGCTTACCGAAAACGAGTTCTCATTCCTCAAAGAGAATGCCGGGGAAAATGCAGAGTTCCTCACGCTCTATCGCCACGCGCAGCCAGCGCCGGTAATACCGGATTTCAAAAAACTGGCTCGCGAACTGGTTGTTAATCTCGTCGATTGCGGCGGACTGGATGAAGGGGTGAAAGAGAAGTATCTGGAGTGGGTGGAGAAAACCTGCCGCGCCGCCATGCTCGCAACCGCCCCGCAGGAGGCATCAGATTTGACGTAATAGCCGATAAATCATTGTCTGTCGCATGTTTTTATTCAAACCAAATGCTAATGTGGTCAGCATAAATGGGCAGCTGCCTACTATGCGGAGGATTTATGGAAGTCGATTTTTTGCTTATAGGAAAAGGTCTAACAGGGCAAATTAAACGGTATGATTATCCAAGAGATAAATTAAGGGTTACTGAGTTAACGGTTGAGTCTGCCAATGAGCCAGTTATAGTTAGACCAGTCCTAGTGTTTGACGTTATTCAACATAAGTTTGATGGGAAAACATATGCAGTTGCCATCGGGGCATCAACAGATTCAGTACAGATTAATGCTCTTATTGACAGGTTAAAACCTCAACCCATACCCGAAAGTTTGCTTATGAAAGGCGACCCTTACGAACAAAAATAAATTATAACCCCCTCCATCAACCGAGGGGGGGTATGTCGAAGTGGAGCATTGCAGCCAAACCGAAAGACGAGCAGAACAAGGTTAACGTTGACCTTGCGTTCTCCGGCGTTGCATGCAAAATGCGTATTAGTGAACTCTGGACGTATGGAAAACAACAGTTGGTATCGTTTATGAAAAAAACATCACTTCTGGTTTGTGCTTCCCTTATATCAACCGTGGTGTTTGCTCTTGATAATAAACAAGAAATAGCACCTTCGCGTATAAGTTGTCCCACGCCAGTGATGCCAGTCAAGGCTCAGGCAATGAGAACTGAAGGGCGTGTCGATTATGCAGCATGGGTTAATGATAAAGGCGAAGTGTACTCAGTAGACATTAAGGGCGATGAGGTTTTCTTCAGGGAAACTGAGGTTGCTATTAAAAAGTGTAAGTTTGTGCCAGGCCATCCAGGGATATATCGGGATACAATAAAATTTAGTCTGGTAAGACCTTGAAAAGGGCGTTTGTCGTCAAATCCCTACCGTTTAGGTAACTCCGAAGTATGCTGAGGCGCCGGTGAGGGCTAATATACCGGATATGTGCCTGAAAAAAGACATTGCAGTATGATAAAACCCGCTTCGTCGGGTTTTTTATTATGGAAAAACATCAATCTAAACATAAGCATGGTGTTGGCAAAAAGTGCGGCAGAGGGGTTGAACATTTCACACAACCGGTATACTGTTTGTTTATACAGTATCCATGTGAGGTGCTAACCATGAAAGTTGAAGTCACAATTGATAAACATAAAAAACTCCCTGATGGCGCCATACCTGCGCTTGAGCAAGAATTGCTGCGCCGCTTGTCCCAGTCCTATGATGATTGCAAATTAACCATTCGACGCACAAGCAACGATGGCCTTAGCGTTTTGGGTGGCGCTGATGGCGATAAAAAACGCGTTGAACAAATCCTGCAAGAGACGTGGGAAAGCGCGGACGACTGGTTTTACTGATTCACCTTTTGGTGGCTGGCATTTCCCAAAGCTTCGCAATGAGCGTGCTGTCACCGGACTTTTTATTTGCGTCTGTATGTCGCTCAGGGGGTAGTGTGAGTGATGGTATTGAGGTTCCTACTAATCATTCCTGGTACGATGTCGTCAGGAGATCGGATGGCACCATTATTTGTAGCTTCCCGGCCGAAGGAAGGCATCTGATTTACAGGGTTAATGGCATAATTTCAATGCGACCTTTATTGCCCGAAGAAGAAGTTTTTACTCTAAACGGATTTATGAAATTTGCGGAACGACTTGGCTACCGAGTTCTCCCACCTTCTGATAATATGAAATCAACGGCCTGAACAACCGTTACCTACTGCGCCACGGAGAGAAGCCATGGCGCAATTGCACTTAATAAAACAATCTCAAGGTATCCTGATCCCCGCGACGCCGGAGACCAGTGATTTTCTGCAATCAAAATGCAAGCTCGGATCCGTTCTGGAAGCCGATTATAAGCTTGTCCGCAATCCGGCGTTTCACCGCCGTTACTTTGCTTTACTCAATCTCGGCTTTGAATATTGGGAACCTACCGGCGGGGCGATTTCGTCTAACGAGCGCAGGCTTATCACAGGTTACGCCAAATACCTTGCTGCATATGGCGGGAGTGAATCGGCGTTGCTTGATGCCGCCGGGCAATATCTCGACCGGATAGCTGAGAAGCGATTCGGCTATATCAGTATTTGCAAATCCTTCGATGCTTACCGGGCGTGGGTCATCGTTGAAGCCGGCCACTATGACGCCATACAGCTGCCGGACGGCACGCTGAAAAAACACCCTCGCAGCATTTCTTTCGCAAGCATGGACGAATGCGAGTTCCAGGAACTGTACAAAGCATCGCTCGATGTTCTCTGGCGGTGGATCCTCTCTCGTTCTTTCAACAGCCTGCAGGAAGCTGAAAACGCCGCCAACCAGCTTTTAAGCTTCGCGGGGTGATGCTGATGAAATACTCATGGTTTCACCATCTCGAATGCACAACCCAGCAGGCCGAAGAATTGGTAGCGAGATATCGTCAGCGGGGCGTAAAGGTCGAACGAAGCTTAAACCCTGACTTTATGACATGGACCGTCAGCGCGCAGCTGGTGGAGGACAAAAACCCGCCGCGGCCAGACTCTCGCTGGCGTAACAGGATGTGGGGGTGAGTATGGCGAACCTACGCAAAGAGGCGCGTGGCCGCGAATGTACTGTGCGGATCCCCGGGCACTGCAACGGCAACCCGGAAACCAGCGTGCTGGCGCATTACCGCCTGGCGGGTACGTGCGGCACAGGATGCAAGCCTGACGATACTCAGGCGGCGATCGCCTGCAACGGGTGCCATGACGTAATTGACGGCAGAACCAAAACCACCGATTTCACCTACGACGAATTGCGCCTGATGCACGCAGAGGGGGTAATGCGCACCCTGGAAATCTGGCGGAAAGAGGGACTCATCAAATCATGAAAATCTACGATATCACGCCCATCGGCAAACCCAGGATGACCAGAGCTGATAAGTGGAAGCAGCGTCCGGAAGTAATACGTTACCGGGCGTTCTGTGATGAAGCTCGTCTGCGCAAAATTCACCTGCCAGACTCCGGCGCTCACGTCACGTTCGTCATGCCTATGCCGCAAAGCTGGAGTCAGAAAAAGAGAGCGCAATACGCAGGACGTCCACATCAGTCAAAGCCCGACTGCGACAATATGCTGAAAGCCCTAATGGACGCCCTCTATGAGGATGATTCACACGTCTGGGATTGCCGCATCACCAAAATATGGGGCGAGAAAGGGCAGATCATCATTGGGGATTCTCTATGACCCTCGATCACTTCATGCAGTACCAAACCGAGAGCGTTAAGCGCGCCAGTATGCCGCCAGTAGCAAAGCACAACCTGAACCAGACCAAACCAAAACAGCCAAAGAGGGCCGCAGCGTGAATCTTGAAAACACAGTGAAATACCACTTCGCAAAATCCACGCTGATTAGCGATTCTCCGCGTGCTACCGCCTCTGATTCACTGACCGGCACCGACATCATGGCAGCAATGGGCATGACCCAGGAACGTGCCGCTATGGGGTATAGCGCTTTCCTGGGCAAGATGGGCATAAGCAACAATGACCGGGATCGGGCTATCGGACTATTGGCTGAGTACGCGCTGACAAAATGCGATAAGGTTGCTGCGTTGCGAAAGCTCTCGCCAAGCGTAAAACCCCGGGTTATACGGATCCTCGCAGAGTACGCCTTTGAGGATTACTCCCGCAGTGCTTCCAGTAAAAAAACATGCGACTGCTGCAATGGGTCTGGATTCATCGACGCAGTGGCGTTCACCAACAAAGTAACGTATCCGGACGGCAAACCGCCGAAGTGGGTCAAAGTTACAAAGGGGATCTATCCATCATACTGGGAGGAGGTGAAGTCGGTCCGGGAGCAGGTCCGGGTGCTTTGCCAAAAGTGCAAGGGAAAAGGGACTGTTAGCGCCGCCTGTAACGACTGCCATGGTCGGGGGAAGGTAGTGAACCAGGATGAGACGGAGAAGCAGGGAGTGCCTGTGATGGGTAACTGTAAACGCTGTGGTGGTCGCGGGTATGAGCGAATCCTCTCCACTGCTGTGCATAGGGCCATTTGCCAGATAACGGACGCCATCACTCTGGATACCTGGAAGAAATCGGTTAAACCGTTCTTCGACGTATTGATCACTAAATTCGATATAGAGGAAGCGTGGGCAGAGGCGCAACTCAAACAAATAACGCGGTGAGATATTTACTTTTCCCGAATTCGTGTTAATTTGTTCTAACGATGGGCATTGTGTGTTCACCGTTGAAGAAAAAATTTAAAGCCTCGGCAAATGCCGGGGCTTTTTCGTATCTGCAATCCGGTCAGGGCTCTTGGGTAGAGACGTGCTGCACGATACGTTAAAGCCCTCCGCGCAGAGCCCTGAACCAGATTGCTGGTTTAGCTCAGAAGGTAGAGCGCCTGCCTTGTAAGCAGGATGTCGGCTGTTCGATTCCGTCAACCAGCACCAGAACGGCAGAGGGGCCAGCGTCTGAAGCGAATCCCGATCACAATGCGTAACTTATCTGGGGGAAGCTATGCAGCAACCATATTTTTTTAACCCGGGCATGACCACTCAACAGCTTGAAGACTGGCTTGGGCAACAGAAAATCTATCTTGCCCACTTCAACCGTCTGATAGCAGAAAAAGCCGCTCTTGAGGAGCGGCTGAGTCAGATCTCTGCGGAGATTGGGCGAGTCGCTACTGATAGCTTTCAAGGAATACTGAGTTTTCCCTGGGATCCCAGTCCTCTTGTGGAAAATCCTCAACAGGATAGTGGCCAGTCGGCAGATTGAGTGACGCCAGGACAGCGGCAGCATCTTCTGACATATAACTGGGCTTTAGTTGACTGGCAATGATAAAGAGACAGTCGTTTAGCGAGAGTCTTCTAATCTCTTCAGGTTTCCACTTGGTCATTTCGAAGATAAGGTGATGAAGAGCCTTATCGTTATCAAGATAATAATAATCCGATGAAAAATGTTTCCTGTACTCATCGAGAATACATTCAAGAGTGAATATTTGTCCTATTCGATACCAAACCTGCCTGGCTCTGTAACTGTGTGAGTCTGCCAGTAATGTTTGGGGGAAGTTGTTATTTTGACAAACCCGGGACTTGATTACCTGTAAAAGGTCTGAGTACTTACTCATATTTTCACCAGTTGATGTTTTAATCATTTGCGAATCAATTTTATCAAAGAGAAAAACAAGCCGCTACACGCTGATAACATCAGGCTGGGCGGTTATGGTGAGCCGATACCTCAGACAAGCAGAGTATTGAAACCAGAAAGACTGAATGTTAAATTTCTGGTGTGGTGAATCCCCCTATGCGGAGGGGCATTGCCAGTCTGATATGTTTTTTTGCGCATTGCGAGTCGTCTGTGGACTGGCGGCGACTTACCGGGAGGCACCCGGCACCACACCTAATAAAAAATGATGATAGCTGTAAGGCCCACTTCGGTGGGCTTTTTCTTTGGGCAAAAAAAAGCCCGCATGGTTTCATGCAGGCAAGGCAGTTACATTTAGATTTTGTCCCGGTATATGTTTTTTTGTCCGGAAGTCGAAAGATACTGTCTCGAATACATTTTGTAAATAACGGATTCAAATCACAAGGCCATGCATTTGCATGGCTTTTTTATTATCAGGTCCCGCAGGAATCATCATCGACACGCTTCGTTGTTAAATCCAGCCTGACGGGCCTGACCCTTTTCAAACACACAGCTTCCCGATCTTCCATCGGAGGCGGTAACTATGGCTAAACGTATGCAAGACAAAGAGAGCATTGCCGGGATGTCCTGGCTGGTTCTGCTGATCATTGCTTGCTGGGGTGGACTTGTCCGCTACCTGATAGATGTGAAGCAGAGCAAGGCAACATGGAGCTTGATCAATGCTCTTGCCCAAATGGTGGTTTCAGGGTTTACCGGCGTTATTGCTGGCCTGGTGAGCATTGAAAGCGGACTGAGCATTTACATGATACTGGCCACTTCCGGAATTAGCGGGGCAATGGGTTCTGTTGCTTTGACCTATTTATGGGAACGCATTACCGGAGTTAAGGCGCCATGACAGCAGATCAGATTATCGAGGGGATCCTCGGCAAGGAGGGTGGTTATGTCGATCATCCGTCGGATAAAGGCGGGCCGACCCGCTGGGGCATCACGCAGACCACCGCCCGTGCACATGGCTACACCGGTGATATGCGGAACCTGCCCAGGGAAACAGCAAAGCAAATCCTGCTGAGCGATTACTGGACCGGCCCCCGGTTTGACCAGGTGGCAGCTCTATCTACGTTACTGGCAGATGAGCTTTGCGACACTGGCGTGAACATGGGGCCATCTGTAGCCAGTAAGTTTTTCCAGCGCTGGCTGACCGCAATGAATATGCGCGGAAAGCTGTATCCCGATCTGATTCCGGATGGCGCCATTGGTCCCCGAACCATCACCGCGCTTAAGGGATACCTTTCCGCCCGCGGGAAAGAGGGTGAACAGGTTCTGTTGCGTGCGCTGAACTGCAGCCAGGGTGCCAGATACCTCGAACTGGCGGAGGGCCGCGAAGCCAACGAGGATTTTCTCTACGGCTGGGTTAAGGAGCGTGTCCTGTGAAGATGATCATTTTCGCTTTGCTTGTGCTGGTGGCTGTGCTCGTTCTGTTACTTCTGCGCAAATATACCCGGCTGGAGTTCGTAGGGCATGCCAGCTTGCTGCTGAAAACGTGGTCTGTAAAGCTGGGAGCTATCGGCGCGCTGGTTGGTGTATGGGCGCAGTCGTTCCCGGATGCTGCGCTGCACGCCTGGGCGGTGCTGCCGCCGGATATCAAAAACATCCTGCCGCCAAACATCGTTGCGTTGATTAGCCCTGCGCTGGTGGTGCTGGCCGTACTATCGCAATACGTACGCCAGCCAGCATTGAAAGAAAAGGCCGACGAACTGAAGGAGCAGCAATGAGCTTTGAAATTATCGCGGGACTGGTGGTCGTCATCCTGGGTGCTATTGCTGGCGCGTTCGGCATTGGTCATGCTCGCGGGGCCAGTAAGGCGAAAGCCAAAGCTGATCAGCAACGTACCGAAGAGAACGCCGCTGCTACTGTCGCCGCGGCAGAACGCCGTGCTGAAGTCACGAAAGGGGCCAGCGATGTACAGGAAGACGTTAAGCGTATGGGCGATGACGATGTTGATCGGGAGTTGCGCGAAAAGTTTACCCGCCCCGGTAGTCGTTGATACGGCCTGCAACTGGGTGCGGGTCATCTACCTGACTGACCACGATATCGATGTGTTGGATAAACAGACCAAGCGTGACATCCTGGCGCACAACAAAGCAGTGCAGGCCAATTGCTCGCAGCTCACAGAGAAGGGTTCCAGGTAATTCAGCTACAAACGCAGAACACTTTAGGTATTGAAATTTACATGGCCACATGAACAAAAAATCAGAATACGAGACAACAGAGCGCTGAAAAATGAAAAGTTGGTATCTAAGTCAGGTGCATTAAGGCACTATGGATTTTCAATTCCTTCTATCTAAGAAGCTGCCCATGACAAGAAATTCACTCCCTCAACTTCCGCATGGTTATCGATACGGTGACGAGCACTCTATTCACCCTCATTGTGATGGGGATTATTTAGCTCCGCAGGGATTTGTTATCAAGTCCGTTAACCTTGTAGATGGGGTGGTTATTTATGTGCCCATCCAACGCTACATCAAGCATCTAGATCTTTGGGTTAATGCCGAAGGAACTGTCGAATAAATTGTTAGTTACCGGCCTCGTTCGGGAGAGCTGAGAATTGCCATCAAAAGACCAGCAGAGATGCCTGGTGCTCTGGTTGAATGTTCCGGCAAGTTGAAAATGATTGGTTCAATGAGCTCTTTCGATATTTAAATGCTTTCGATAACTTAAATGAAGCTATCATCACGTTATCAATGCCTGCCAACACCAAAACGGCAGTGGTCAGTTAAAAAGCAGAAAAGCCTCTCCCGGGTGGCTCCTGAGAGATTTTAGTTTTCTAACTGGTACCAACCAAAGGTCGCATTTTTTATGCGACCTTTTTTATTGTGCGTAACAGGCATCCGTAAGGAAACCTTTCAGCTTGTACACACGGCAAAGATAAATGCAAAAGCATCACAGAGGCTATTTTGTCGAATGGCTTCGATAATACTCCCCACATCGCACAGAGGTAAGACATGTCAGAGATCACTGCATCCGAGCAAATCCGCCTGGATATAATCAAGAAAGTTAATTATGACACCGCAGCGGCCAAGCTGGCCATTGACTGGGTAGGCGACAGCTATCTGAAGTCTGAGCTATTCGCTGACTCTTTCGATCGTGTTTTCACGGAAAGTGAGATTGTCTCGAAGACCCGTAAGGCAATCCAGGAAGCGACCGAAGCGCTGGCGCTGTTTGATACTGCCGCTGAGAAGGTCAGCTAAGGCATTACAGCAGGCATTCATCGAGTGCCTGTGATAATGTTAAAGCTCCTGTATAAGGGGCAGTTGTATGATATCATGCAACGAAACAACCAAGCTATGGAAAGTCCGGGTAATGGTTTGGAGTGAATGTGATGTTTAGCAGCGGTGGTATAAATGGCTACTTTTTCCTGTTGCTTAGTATGTGGCCAGTGCTAATGGTTTTATTCCTGGGATTGTCTCCTGCATTTTACGGTGTGTTAATGCCTAAAACGGCAATTGCTTGTCTGGTGATCGCTGCAGCCTTTGGCATTGGTGGGTGGTTCTATGGATTGTGATCTAAGTAACATTTGGTCAGGTTATAAACTGGTATCTGACCGCATTACAGCAGGTATTCATTGAGTGCCTGTGATAATGCCCGTCAGACAATGGACTGATATCATTGTCTGTTTCTCCCGGTGTATTTTGAAATACTCAATACTCTCATAACGTCTCTGCCTGCCAACATCAGAACGCCAGAGGTTAGTTAGCCGGATAGATGCACCTCTCTCTGTTGGCTCCTGAGAGATTCTTTATACGCTGGTTGGTAGTGACCAAAGGCCGCATAATTTTGCGGCCTTTTTCATTTCTGTAAAATGAAAGTCCTCAGGCGGTTAACGATGCTCTGGACCATGGAAGTGATCTCCACCATGTCCGCCGCTATGAGGCCCAGGGGGAAGGATACATCCTGAAAGAGACAGCGCACCACAGATCACAAAAACAGCAAGCATAATTCTTTTCATAATAACTCCTGAACTAAAGAGCCTTAATTCCAAAACAAAAAAGTGAATATTTTATGGAGAATCAGTAATTCCTTTTTCTCCCTCACGTTAAATAGGAATAATCCATGGCAAAACCGGACTGGGGCGAGCTTCAGCGACGGTTCCTGTCCGATCATGCCGCAACCGGCGTATCACCGAAGGATTGGTGTGAAGCGCAGGGACTGAATTACGCTACTGCCCGCCGATACATCAAGAAACCCACTGCGCAAACTGCGCAAAAACCTGCGCAGAAGAAACTGCGCACTGCGCAAAAGGAAAAGTGCGCAGAAGAGCTGGTGGATGATGATGGCCTCACCGATCAGCAACGTTTATTTGTCGCAGAATACCTGAAGGACCACAACGCCACGCAGGCCGCTATCCGTGCCGGGTACAGCAAGAAGACTGCTGAACAAATTGGCTATCAGCTGCTTCAGAAAACTTCAGTTGCGCAGGCCATTGCGCAGCAGCAGAAAGCATCCATTGTGCGCACGCTTGGCAGCGCTGATGAAGTGCTTGAGCAGATGTGGCGGCTGGCAACATTCGACGCCAACCAACTTTCTCAGTATCGCCGCGGGAGCTGCCGCTACTGCTGGGGCTTCGGTCACCAGTATCAATGGCGCGATGCGGTGGAGTACGAAGAGAAGCGGCTTGAAGCGCTTGAGCGTAAACGTCGAGAGCCTTTGGATGATGGCGGCTACGGTTACAACCACACCAGCGCACCTAACCCGGAATGTCCTCGCTGCAATGGTGATGGCGTCGGCCAGCCATTCTTCGCCGATACGCGCAAGCTGGCGCCTGATGCTGCGCTTGCCTATTCCGGCGTTAAGCTCGGGAAGAATGGCGTGGAGATAACCGCTATCAGCCGCGAGCGAATGTACGAGGCGGTGATGAAACGTCTCGGCCTGGCTGACAGTGAGTTCACCCAGCGTCTACAGCAGATTGAAATCGAGCGCCGGCAGCTGGAGATCGACAAGCTCCGTAAAGAGCTGGCCGCTGACCCGGAAGATGACGAACCAACGCCAGTTGCGATCAATATCAACGTAGTCGATGCGCGAGTGAGGGAAGAGGATGGCGATAGCTCCGACGCTTAACGTTCCCCAGGCTCGTTTTCTGGCTATGCAGCAGAAGTTCAAAGCCTATGTAGCTGGTTTTGGATCCGGAAAGACATGGGTTGGCTGCGGTGGAATATGCAAAGGGTTTTGGGAGTTCCCCAAAATAAACCAGGGCTACTTTGCCCCGACCTATCCTCAGATCCGCGATATCTTCTACCCCACGGTGGAAGAAGTTGCTCACGACTGGGGACTGAAAGTCAAAATCGTTGAAAGCAACAAAGAGGTCCATTTCTACAGTGGGCGCCAGTACCGCGGCACGACAATTTGTCGGTCGATGGAAAAGCCCGACACGATAGTAGGCTTTAAAATCGGCAATGCGCTGGTGGATGAACTCGACGTTCTGAAAGCGGATAAGGCGCGTCAGGCGTGGCGAAAAATAATCGCGCGTATGCGTTATAAGGTTGATGGTCTGCGTAATGGCATTGACGTGACCACCACACCTGAAGGATTTAAGTTCGTCTATAACCAGTTTGTTAAGGCTGTGAGGGAAAAGCCTGAACTGAGGTCGATGTATGGTCTGGTACAGGCTTCGACATTCGACAACGAAAAGAACCTGCCGGATGACTATATTCCTTCGCTCCTGGCGAGTTACCCGCCGGAATTGATCAAGGCATATCTGAATGGCCAGTTTACTAACCTGACCAGCGGCACCATTTATCATCAGTTCGACAGGGTGCTGAATAATTCCAGTGAGGAAGAGCAGCCAGGTGAAGCGCTGTATATCGGGATGGATTTCAACGTCGGGAAGATGGCAGGGATCGTCCATGTATTGCGGCTCGGCTTACCGCACGCGGTAACCGAGATTATCAACGCTTACGATACGCCCGACATGATACGCATCATCAAGGAGCGTTTCTGGCTGTATGCCGACGGAGACTACCGCAAGGTCCGCGAGATTTATATTTATCCGGATGCCTCTGGTGATTCCAGGAAGTCAAACAACGCCAGCAAAACAGATATTGAGCAGCTCCGGCAGGCCGGATTTAACGTCATCGTTGATGATGCTAACCCGCCGGTAAAGGACCGCATCAACTCCATGAACGCCATGTTCTGTAATGGTAATGGAGATCGTCGGTACAAGGTGAATGTGGCCCGTTGCCCGGTCTATGCCGACTGCCTGGAACAACAGGTGTGGGATAAAAACGGCGAGCCGGATAAAAGGAGCGATAACGATCACCCCAACGATGGCGCCGGTTACTTCATTGTGAAGCAATTCCCAATCGTTCGACCTGCATTCTCTATTTCACTGGACACGACATTCTGATGGCCAATAACGATATTACTTATGTTCGCCCTGAGGTCAGGGCGGCGATGCCCGTGTGGAAAAAAATTCGTGACGTGTGCAAAGGGGCTGATGCTGTAAAGGCCGCCGGGAATGAATACCTCCCTTTTCTGGATCCGTCCGATAAGTCTGCACGCAATAAAAAGCGCAATGCTGATTACATTCAGCGCGCCGTTTTCTACGCGATAACGGGCAATACAAAAGTGGGTCTACTGGGGCTGGCATTCAGAAAAGACCCGACCATGACCGCGCCGGATAAACTGAATTATCTTCGTGACAACGCCGATGGTGCTGGTGCCAGCATTTATCAGCAGTCCCAGCAGGTTACAGAAAATATTCTGGAGGCCGCGCGCGAGGGGCTTTATACGGATTATGCAGCTGAGACCGACGAGGCGATCATCCTTCGTTATCAGGCGGAAAGCATCATTAACTGGCGCACCAAACGCATCAATGGACGTGATCAACTGGTGCTGGTGGTTTTACGCGAATGCATGGAAAAGGAAGATGGTTTTGCGTACGAGGATGAAATCCAGTATCGCGAACTGGCTCTGGAGAACGGAAAGTTTGTCTGCCGGGTATGGCGAAAGTCAGCTGACGCAGGCTCTTTTTCCGTCACTTCCGAGTATCATCCTAAGCCAAAAGGTGAGGATTTCTGGGATGAGATCCCCTTTACCTTCGTTGGTGCGCAGAATAATGATCCCACCATCGACGAGTCGCCTTTAGCCGCCCTCGTTGAAATTAACCTTGGCCATTATCGTAATTCGGCAGATTACGAAGACAGCGTATTTTTCTGCGGTCAGGTTCAGCCGGTGATTTCCGGTCTTGATACCGCCTGGCGTGACTGGCTGCAGGATAAGGGAATTCGTGTCGGTTCTCGTTCTCCATTCCTGCTGCCGAAGGAGGGGAGTTTTACCTATGCTCAGGCGCAACCAAACACCCTGGCTAAAGAGGCGATGGACAGTAAGCGTGATTATTCTGTTCAGCTTGGCGCCCGGCTTATCGAGCAGAACGGCGCGGTTAAAACCGCCACGCAATCCAGCGGCGAGCAAACCGCATCCACATCGGTGCTCGGCATTTGCGTTTCCAATGTCTCGGAGGCCTATACGCTGGCGCTCGGCTGGTGCGCCAGATATCTCGGCATTAAAGGCGAGGAATATCGTTACAGCATCAATCAGGAGTTTATCGCCAAAGTCGCAGAATCCGGCATGGTAACGGCAATCGTCAATGCCTGGCAGTCCGGTGCGATTCGCGACACGGATATGGTCAGAGCTCTGCAGAGGCTTGACTTGATAGATCCTGCTGACGACCCTGAAACTGTCATTGACGCTATTCGTAACGGCGCGCCTAACCTGATTGGTGGCAATAATGGCAACGGCGAATGACAAACTGCAGGATGAATCCATAGCCCACGCTATATGGGTTAGTCGCTACAGCACCGGCGTTGCCAACAGGATGATAAAAGTTCTGAATGACAGCGACGCCGAACTTACCGCCAGGCTGCTGGTGGCTATCGATACGCTGGATCCCGAGAGCTTTACCGTTTCGCGTCTGGAAGCGTTACTGGTCAGTGTCAGGGCCATAAACAAGGATGCCATACAGTCGATGTATGCAGCCCTCTCTACCGAGCTGCAGGAGCTGGCGAAACATGAGACCAGTTTTCAGATGAGCCTCTTCCAGTTTGCCATTCCCGACGATGTTCTGGCGCTTCATCCACTGGTTGGCATCTCCCCGGATGCAGTTTATGCCGCGGCGATGGCGCGTCCATTTCAGGGGCGGTTGCTAAGCGAATGGGCCAGCAACCTCGAAGCTGATCGGATGGCGCGGATATCCAATACGGTGCGGCAGGGATTCCTGCTGGGCGATACGCAGGAGCAAATCGCAAAAAAGGTCCGTGGTCATGCTAATCGTGGTTACCAGGATGGTGCGCTGCAGATGAGCCGGGCCAATGCAGCCAGCATTGCAAAAACGGCAGTAGGGCATCTTGCATCGACAGCCAGACAAAGCTTTGCGTCGGCGAACGACGACATTCTGAAGGGTAAGCAGTGGTTATCTACTTTGGATAACCGGACATCAAAGGATTGTCGGATCCGCGACCGTCTCAAGTACACGCTGGATAATAAACCGATAGGGCACAAGGTGCCTTATCTGCAGGGACCTGGAAAAATCCACTTTTGCTGTCGGAGCACTGAAACTTACATCCTGAAATCGTCCGAGGAGTTGGGTATCAAAGTCGGCGAAATCAAGAATAGCTCGCGCGCCAGCATGGATGGACAGGTTCCGGCTGATACGAATTACCAGGACTGGTTCTCCCGGCAGTCGTTCACGCGACAAGCTGAGATTGTCGGAGAAACGCGCGCCAGGCTGATTCGTGAAGGCGGCATGTCTCCCGATGAGTTCTACAACGACAGGGGCGAGTGGCTGACGCTGGACCAGTTGCGCTCAAAGGATGAGCAGGCATTCAGAAACGCCAGGCTTTAACTAACATATCTTATTCAATCAGGCTGCCTTCGGGCGGCCTTTTTTATTGGGCCAGGCCCACAGTAACTATCCCAAGGGGACAACATGCTTATTCGTAACATGCTCATTAAATATTATTCGGCAGCTGGTGGTGAAGGTGGTGATGGCGGTGGCTCCGGTAGTGGTGCGCCCGAGATTACGCCGAAAATCCAAAAGCTGATCGATGAGCAGGTCAGTGCTCAGGTTTCAGGCCTGAAAAATAAAAATAGTGAGTTACTCGGTAAGCTCAAAGAGTCCACTGAGTCGCTTAAGCGTTTTGAAGGTATCGATCCTGACGCGGTGAAAACTATTCTCCAGCGTTTCTCTGATGATGAAGAGGCGCAACTGATCGCCGCCGGGAAAATTGACGAGGTACTGGATAAACGCACTGAGCGGCTACGTGCTGATGTTGATAAGCAAATCAAAGCCGCTAATGAACGCGCTGAAAAGGCGGAAGCGTTCTCCAACAAATTCCGTGATCGTGTCCTGGGTGATGCTATCCGCAGCGCAGCGCTTAAGGCTGGCGCGCTGCCAGAAGCATCCGACGATCTGATTCTTCGTGCTAAAGGCACATTCCAGCTCAACGACGAAGGCGAGGCCGTAGCAGTTGATGCAAATGGCGATGTTCTGTTCGGTAAAGACGGCAAAACTCCGCTCACCCCGGTTGAGTGGGCTGAATCTCTGAAAGAGACGGCCCCGCACCTGTTCCCGCGCGCCGAAGGCTCCGGGGCTGGTGGTCATAAACCCGGTGGCGGTGGCGGTAGTCTGAAACGTTCAGAAATGAGCTCAAGCGACAAAGCGGACTACATCCGCAAACATGGCCAGCAGGCCTATCTCAAATTGCCTAAGTAAGGACTAATCAATGCCTACGACCGTAAACAGTGACCTGATTATCTATGACGACCTCGCGCAGACTGCGTTTCTTGAGCGTCGCCAGGATAATCTGGAAGTCTTCAACGCCGCTTCAAACGGCGCAATCATTCTCGACAACGAACTGATCGAGGGTGATTTTCGCAAGCGCACCTTCTATAAAGTTGGTGGTTCTATCGAATCGCGCAACGTTAACTCCACCGACCCGGTAACGGGTAAAAAAATCGGTGCCGGTGAATCTGTCAGCGTTAAGGCGCCGTGGAAATACGGCCCGTATGAAACCACGGAGGAGGCGTTTAAACGTCGGGGTCGCGACGTTAGCGAATTCTCCGAGGTGATCGGCGTCGACGTCGCTGATGCAACGCTTGAAGGTTATATCAAGTATGCCCTACAGGGTCTTGTTGCAGCCATTGGCGCAAATGCTGACATGACGGTATCCGCGGATATTGCCACTGATGGTAAGAAAACGCTGACCCGTGGCCTGCGTAAATACGGCGATAAATTTAACCGTGTTGCGCTGTTCGTTATGCATTCCACGACCTATTTCGACATTGTTGATCAGGCTATCGACAACAAAATTTACGAAGAAGCTGGCGTGGTGGTTTATGGCGGACAGCCAGGCACGTTGGGTAAACCGGTGCTGGTAACTGACACCATGCCAGTTGATGCGATTCTGGGGCTGGTGGCCGGCGCGGTATCCGTAACGGAATCACAGGCTCCGGGCTTCCGTTCCTACGATATCAACGACCAGGAAAACCTTGCCATTGGCTATCGCGCAGAGGGCACGGTTAACGTTGAACTGCTGGGTTACAGCTGGGATGAGACGAAGGGCGCTAACCCTGACCTGACCAAAATCGGCACCGGCGCGAACTGGAAGAAACATTTCACCAGTAACAAATCCACTGCAGGCGTACTGATTAAGCTGGAAGCCCCTGCGGGGGAGTAACCCTGTCAGTGGATAAAACTTCCGCAACTGCTGACAGTACCGACGCGGTGACCGTTTCGCTCAAGTACACCAGAAATGGTGCAGGAGTCTCCGGGGCATCTGTGGCGTGGACGTCTACAGGCGGCACGCTAAGTGCTTCGACGTCACAGACAGGGTCTGCTGGTGGCTCGACGGTGAAACTCACCTCTCCTACGGCCGGCTCCTTCACGGTGACGGCTACCGTTGACGGTGTGGTGAAAACAACTGAAGCGATTGCGTTCACTGCTCCTGCGGGTGGTTAACCGACGGGGCGAAAGCCCCGTTTCTTTTGGTGAGGATCCGATGACCGTTTATATAACAATCCAGGACGTTGACGAGTTGCTGGGGGATACCTGGGCTGCCGCCGACAAAAAGGGTAAAGCCGTGCTCCAGGCAAACACCTGGATGACGGCGCTTAACCTTCAGGATATCGACCCGGAGCATATTCCTGAAGAAGTTAAGCAAGCCGGAGCGTTTATCGCTTCCGTAGCCGCTGCAGGCAATCTGTATCAGCAAAAAACAGATTCCGGCGTGGTGACGAGCAAAAGCGTTGAGGCCGACGATGTGAAGGTTTCCCGCACTTTTGCCGAGCTTTCAACCACCAGCACTGAATTACTCGATCCTGATTTGCAGCTGGCGCTGGATATGCTCAAACCGTGGATGATTAACCCTTTCCAGACGTTCTTTGTGAGGGCGTGATATGTCCGATTTGAAGGTGGTCCCATTTCAAAAGCCCAGCCATCACAACCTCGATAACGACCAGGTTATTCGCCTGCTGAAACAGGCTCTGGAGAGAGCCGAAAACGGCGGCTGCCACAGTGTCGCAGTGATACTGCTTGATGATGAGGGTAACGCGATTGATTGCTGGCATAACGGTGGACGCCCCTATGTGATGGTTGGCGCTATGGAGTCGCTTAAAACCGACTTTATCCATGCTCATATTGAGCGGCGGTAAGGGGGTAACATGCAAAATCCATATGTGCATTATGCCGGCGACGGGCTCGGTCCCCGCGATGTGTTTGTGAATGGAAACCCGATCAGACATGTCGTTTACGCAAACCAGGCAAAGGGTGTTGTAGAGTTTGCTCCGCTCCCGCTGCGGGTTAAGCGCAATGGCGAAATTTATACCCGCAAACTCCACGGTACAGTGATCGTTAAACCTCAGCAGCGTATTGGTGGGTGCAATGGGCATTCGTGACGAGCTGCAAACCGAAGTCGCCGCGGCATTCGATACCGACCTGCAGGATGCCGTTAAGGATTTCACTGGGTCATATACCGTTCGGGGTGCCTGGGACCCGGTGACGGAAACCGGCACTGAAACGCAGGTGACTTACTCGGGGCGTGGAGTACTGGCGCGCTATAAGCTGCGCCGTATCGATGGCGTTAACATCCTGCATGGTGATGTGAAGCTAACCGCCCTGGTCAACGAAGTGACTGACAAGCCGGCAATCGGGCATTTCATCACGGCGCCGGATCCGATTACGGGTGAGCTTCAGCGTTACGACGTCATAACCGCTTCTGCCGACTCTGCTGGCGCTGCGTACTCCATTCAACTGCGGAGGGTGTGATATGGCTAAGGGCTGGAACATTGACCCGGCGGCATTCGCCGGGCTGGTGGCCGAAGATGTCAAACTGCGCCAGCGGACAATCGCTATTCAACTGCTGAATGAAATTGTTCAACGGTCGCCGGTAGGAAACCCGGAGCTGTGGGCCATCAACGCGACCGCGGTTCAATACAACAAAGCTGTTGGGGAATGGAACGAATCTCTTTATGCCGATCCTGCCAACCTGACAAAGACGGGCCGTCTCAGAAAAAAAGTCCGTGTTAATGACAGCATGGATATCAGGCGGCCGGCTGAGTATCGCGCAGGAACCTTCAGGGCATCGCATTTTGTCAGCATCGGCGAACCTAATCATTCCGTCCCGACCGAACCGGATCCGCGCGGGACAATGACGTTTCTTAATGGCAAAAATATTATTGACCAGGCGCCAGCCTACTCGGTGATTTACATCCAGTCGAACCTGCCTTACTCCGTGCCTCTGGAGAATGGCCACTCAACACAGGCGCCGACAGGCGTCTATGCCGTCTCGTTTAATGGTGTAATTCAGGCCTACAAATGACCCTTACAGAAATCAGAAACGCTGTCATTTCCCGAATGGCGGCACAGACCGCTATTGCCTCTGATGCGGTGGATTATCCCAATGGCCCGGTATTTGACCCCAGTAACCGCGATATCTGGGCCCGATTAACCAACATTGCTGGGCAGGCTGGCGCAACAGAGATCGGGGATGGGCCGGTCGTCCACAGGACGGGCTTACTCATCATTCAGCTGTTTGTTCCGGTCGGATCCGGGACGTTGCTAATCTCCCGAACGGCCGATCAGCTAACGGAGCTATTCGAGTTTAAGGACGACGGAAAGCTAAGTTATTTCGCTGTATCTGCTGTGCCGGCGGGTGAGACCGATGGCTGGTTACAGCTCAATCTTCAAATTCCTTATCGCGCTCTGTAGCGCACAAAAAACAGGAGGCTCCTGTGAGCTCAGGTGCAAAAGTAGTAGCCGCGTTTATTCGCGAGACAACGCCAGGAATCACGCCTACAGCAGGGGCGTGGAACCTGCTGCGTCGTTCTTCATTTGGTCTGAAACCAACGCAGACCACCAACGACAATGACGAAATCGCTGGTGACCGCATGGCGCAGGGCGTTTCACGTGGCACAGTGGATGTCGGCGGCGATGTCGGCACGCGGTTTCGCTGGAACCAGCATGATGATTTTCTTGCCAGCTGCTTCGGTTCCGAATGGGTAAATAACGTGCTGACGATGGGTAATGGTCGCATTACGTTCTCCGTGGCGACTTTTGCCAGTGATGTGGGGATCGCCCAGATTGCCCGCGGTTGCCAGGTTGGCACCTTCCAGATGGAAATCCCGGCCGATGGTGATATCACTGCAACCATTACGTTTGCAGGGCTGGACTGGGAGACGAAGGGGGACGATACCAGCTATTTCACCGCGCCGGTGGATTTAGCGGGGGCGCTGCGTTACTCCTTCAAAGAGGTCACGAACATCCGGCTAAATGGTGTTGATGGCGGGACAGGCTTCTGCGTCGACACCTTTAACATTCAGTTCAACAACAATATGCAGACTCAGCGCTGCATCGGTACCGGTTCGGCATTCGCCGGCGCAAACATTCCGACAACCTTTACCCCGTCAGGTCAAATCACGCTGTCATGGTCAAAGGCTGCCTGGGAGGTTTACAAAAAAACGTTCACCGGCGAAACGGTGCCGTTTAGCTTCACGCTGGAGAATGCTGAAGGCGCCTATACCTTCGATTTCCCGGAAGTGCAGATCTCTGGCGACTGGCCGGATGCGGGGAGCACTGACATTGTTCAGGTTCAGCTGGATATCACCGCGGCCAATACTCCGCCAACTATCACCCGCGTTCCCAAAGTGCCGGCGACGGCAATCAGTGTTGCGCCAGCCACTTCAACTGGGGCCGTGGGATCTACTGTGACGTTAACCGCCACGCTTACGCCAGCTGATTCAACTGATACCGTCCAGTGGACGTCATCGGATCCGACTATCGCCAGCGTGGTTTCTACCGGGCAGAAAACAGCGAAAGTCACACGTAACGCAGCCGGTACTGCAACCATCACCGGTAAGGCCCGCACCTTTACCGCAACGTCTGAAATCACCGTTACCGCGCCTTAATTTACCTGGCCCGTTCTGCAGTCATCGCGGATCGGGCTTTTTTGGGAGTCTTTATGCTGATTATTTCTTCTCAAATTGATTTGAACGGAGAACGCTGGTTTTTCCCTTACAAAAAGCCAGCAGGAAGTAAAAAGAAATTCACGCCGGAAGACGAGGCGCTATTTAAACTCCGTCTGTTGGTGGCCAGTAGCGAGAATCCACAATACCGCTCACGCAATGCGCTGGTGCGGCGCCATATCGACAAAATGGACGCGAGCTACCAGGTCGGTACGGATGCTTTCGATCTCGCCAGTGTGGGCGAGATTGACTCGGTTGATGATCTTCTCATCGACAATTGCGCGCGCTTTCTTCTGAAAGACTGGGAAGGCGTGGGGGAGCTGGTGGATGGTACGGAGACGGCCGTAGCGTATACACCGGAGCGTGGTGTTGCGTTACTGAAGCAAAACCCCTCTCTGTACTGGCTTATTCTGGCTGAGGCGGCGAATATTGCTCAGGGTAAGGAGCAGCAGACTCAGGAAACCGTAAAAAAGCCATAGAGGCCCAAAAGTGGCTAAAGGAATTCGCTGGCGAACAGGGCGAGAAAGCAAAGTGGCGCAGGGAGAAGCTAAATCTCCCGCCCATTCCAGAGCCTGAAATCGATGCAGTCACTGGGGAGATCCTCAACGCTTACGCCATGATATCGCGCGGCAGGAAGTATGCAGGCATGGCCGGAGTGCCGCTCCCTCTATCCCTGAATGATATCGAGCTTTACCTGGCATCGCGCACCATCCTGATTGACCGCATTGAGTTTGACGCGGCGATACTGGCTCTCGATGACGCCTGGAGGGATGAGTGGGCAGAGGCACAGAAACGTGCAGCAGATAAGAAAGGAAGCAACTGACCTACCATTAATGGTGGTCCATGCTACTGAAAGTCGATGATAGGATGTTTCCGATTGCAATCAAAGGAAACATATAATGAAAAAAGTCATCGCCTTGGCGCTTGGAGCGCTGTTACTTTCTGGTTGTACAGTACGTGTTGCAGATTTGACTGTGGCGAGTACTAAAAATTACAACCTCAATGGGGGTAAGTTCTACAAAGGGAAACGTGTAACAGCAGAAGATAGCTATCCGGTTATCATCTTCCCTCTTGGCATCCCGAACGTTAAAACAGCCGCTGATCGAGCGATTGAAAAAGATCGCTGTGCAGTTGGTCTGTCTGACGTAGTTGTCACTCAACTTAACCACTCCTTCTTGTTCGGTAAGATTGGTCTGCGTGTTGAGGGTAATCTTGTGATTGACCGCAGCCTGCCGGGTTGTGAGAACGCAAGCTGATTGATAAAGCCACCATCGGGTGGCTTTTTAATTTATGGGGTAGACAAGTGAAGATTATTGGATACTTAGCGATTGTAATAGGGGTGATCTTTGCTGTATCGGCGCTATTTATGGATGTGACAGTAGCGACAAGCGGTGGCTATAGGGTTAACAATCTTGGATTAATGTCATCGCGCCAAAATTACATGATATTTGGAGGTTTCGTAGCCATCGCAGGTATCATTATTGCTCTGGTGGGAGATAAGCTAAAAGCGTCCGGAACTTCAGTCAAATGCCCTTACTGCGCAGAATTAATAAATTCCGAAGCGGTGAAGTGCAAGCATTGCGGGAGTGATGTAACTCCTTCGAAGATAATAGCTAACACTGACAATACTGGAGCTAGTGATAGGCTGGCTGATGTCAATGTAAAGTTAATCGCTGGAATTGCAATTACTGTCTTTGCGGTGATTATCGTAGCAATAATGTTTTACCGCCAATGAAGTAAAGACCCGACAGTTTCAAAAAGTTCCAACCTCGCTTTGGCGGGGTTTTTTATTGCCCGGAGAAAAGCACGTGACAGAACAAACCTCCCGCCTGGCCATTATTATTGACAGCTCTGGGGCAGAAAAGCAGGCTGACAATCTCGCAACTGCACTTGTAAAAATGACGCAGGCAGGTGAACGTGCTGCCACCAGTGCAGGGAAAGTGACAAAGGCCACCGATGAAGAAAAACAGTCCCTTTCTGAACTTTTAGATCGTATCGACCCGGTAAACGCCGCGCTGAACAAACTGGATAAACAGCAGCAGGATCTTGCGAAATTCAAATCCAAGGGGATGGTAGATACCGATACATTCGATCTTTATTCAAAGAAAATCGAGGAAACACGAAACAGGCTAACAGGATTTCGCGACGACCTTGGTAAAACCGGCCAATCCGCCGCCCAGACTGCCTATGCCATGCGCATGATCCCGGCTCAGATGACAGATATTGTTGTCGGCTTATCCACCGGTCAGTCTCCGTTTATGGTGCTGATGCAGCAGGGCGGGCAGTTGAAAGATATGTTCGGGGGTATTATTCCTGCAATTAAAGGTGTATCCACCTACGTCATGGGGTTGGTAAATCCATTTACAGTAGCTGCGGGGGCAGTTGGTCTTCTCACTTATGCTGTTTATCAAAATCGGCTGGACATTGAAGCGGCAACAAAAATTGCTACAGAGTCGCTTGGCACTAACGGTGATGCTGCCGAGCGTCTTGCACTTAATATGGTTGCGATATCCGATAAGACAGGGCTGGCGATCGAAGACGTCGGCAATATGTTTATCACTACGAATGACGGTGCCAGCGAGGCAGTAAATAAATTAATTGATGTGGGGTTTAGTTACGATGAAGCACGACAAAAAGTCTCACAATATAAAGATTCGGCTAATTTTACGGCTCTGAATGCTGATATTGATATGCATCGTCGAGAGATCCTGAAAATCGGCGACTCATGGACGGCTGCGGCTATAAAGGTCAAAAATTATTACACAGCAGCCGACAAAGGTAAGCAGAATGTTGCCCTTGGTGGTGCAATAGACCCCACAATGAGATTTATCGGCCAGGCTATCGACCTGCAATCAACGATGAATGCTTTGACCATTCAGGGTAATAAAGCTGTTGCAGAGTCTGTTGACTGGATTAATAAGGAGTATCTGGCGGCAGACAGAGTTGCCGGTGCAGAAGCTCGGTTAAAGGAGGCAAGAGAGCAGTCCAGAAAAATTGCTTTCTCAGGAAATAAAGAAGCCATCGATCAGGCAAATGCGTTAATTGCTGTACGAGAAAAGGAACTTGAGCAGGCTAAAAAGGCTGAACAGCCTAAGACCCACAAAGGAAAAGCCTATACAGAGGACGCGGCAACCCGGCTGCTTGATCAAATAAACCAGCAGACAGCTGCCTTGCAGTCCCAGCTGGATGCCAGTGACAAGCTTAACAGCGCAACCCAGGCGCGGGTAAAGTTCGAACAGCAAATTGCTGACCTCAAGTCTAAAACGCAGCTCACCGCTGACCAGAAGTCGATTCTTTCCCGTTCAGATGAAATCCTCCAGGCGTATAAGCAGCAGGAGGCACTGCAAAATTCCGTAAAAACCCTGGACGATTACCGGAAGATGCAGGAACAGGTAAAGACGAAGGATGAGCGGACCAACGATCTGCTTAAAACCCGTCTTGAACTGCTGGAGAAGGCCAAAGCAACGGGGCAACTTAAACCCGGTGAATATGAAAAAACGCGGGCAGATATTTATCAAAACACCGATATGCAACTGCCCTCGACGGTTCGTAATGTTGTAGGAAACCTGACACCCACAGGAGGGCGACTCTCTGGAACTTTTGAGGGGATGCAGGGGCAAATCAATGAATATGACCAGGCGCAGCAGGAGCTCCAGCGCTGGCTGGCAGCTCAGGAGGAAGCTTATGCGAAGGCCGGCGAAATAACTGCCGAGGGTGAGGCCAGAATGACGTCGATTCGTCAGCGTGCAGCGGATGCAAATCAGGTCATCGAGGCTCAGAAAAACACCATCATATCTGCGGCCACGCAGTCCTTGTTTGACAGTACCGCCGACATCATGCGAACGGGGTTTGGTGAGCAATCGGCAATCTACAAGGTTGCTTTTGCTGCGAGCAAGGCATTCGCTATCGCTGACTCTATGGTGAAAATCCAGCAGGCTATAGCAAGTGGGGCAGTAAGCGCGCCTTATCCGGCCAACATCATCGCTATGGCCTCAATCGCTGCGCAGACTGCCAGTATCGTCTCAAATATTCAGGCTGTTTCGGGGGTTGGCTTCGCCTCCGGCGGTTACACCGGCCCCGGTGGTAAGTATCAGCCTGCGGGTATTGTTCACAAAGGAGAGTACGTCTTCGACCAGGCGTCAACTAACCGGATCGGCGTGTCTCAGCTTGAGGCACTTCGAAATGGCCAACCGCTAGATGCAACTCTAGGGCGTACAGGGTTTGGTACTGGTGTTCAGAACGTTAACAGCGACAACAGCAGCAAGACCACCATCCATGCTCCCATTGAGCAGCATTTCCATACGCCGCTCGGTGTGACACCTGATCAGATGGCGCTCTCCATGGCTCAAACGCAGAAGCGGGCGACAACGGAAGCCCTTGATCAGGTTGCTGCGCAAGTGTTGAGAGGAGATGGGAAAGTTGGTAAGGCAATGCGCAGTAAATATCCAGGCAGAGGGTTAGAGTGATGACTGATATCTACTACCCGCATGACAGTCTTCCGATGCCATTACAGGAAGGATACGGATTCCAGCCTGTAAGCCCGTTAAAACGAACCCAGATAACCACCGGCCGCGCGCGGCAAAGGCGAGCTTATACGTCCACGCCGACGCAGGCCAGCATCACCTGGTTTATGGAAACCGATGCGCAGGGACTGGCGTTTGAGTCCTGGTTCCGGGATGCGTTATCTGACGGGGCTGCGTGGTTCATGATGAAGCTGCAGACGCCGGCGGGCATTAAGTTTTACAAATGCCGCTTCACAGACATTTATCAGGGCCCGGAACTGGTTGCCCCGATCTACTGGAAGTACAGCGCAACGCTGGAATTATGGGAGCGCCCCCTTGCTCCTGCCCCATGGGGTAATTACCCGGAATGGATCGTCGGCAGCTCACTGCTGGATATTGCGCTGAATAAGGAGTGGCCGAAGCATGACTCAGATTAAACGCCTCTACGCCAGCAGCGGGCCGGAGGTGATCATTGAAACGCTGCAGATCACCATTGGTTCTGACGTCCATTATCTGTGCCAGGGTTACGAGAACATTACGGCAACGACGGAGAACGGCGATACCGTAACGTTTACCGCCTGTGCGATAGACATTGCTCTGCCTGCGCGCAATGCGGACGGTACGCAAGATTTGAAATTTGCCCTGTGCAATATCGATGGTGTTGTGTCCACGGCGATCCGCAATGCCCTGGCTAACAGATTGCCTGCATCGCTGACGTACCGGCGTTACATCTCCACGGATTTAGCGGCCCCTGCGGAAGTGCCGTATACGCTGAAAATCAAGTCTGGTTACTGGACTGCGACCGAAGGGCAGATTACCGCGGGTTATATGAATATCCTCGATACCGCCTGGCCACGTGACCGCTACACGCTACCTGTATTTCCCGGACTGCGTTATATCAGCTAAGGAATCCCAATGTTCAACCCTGATAAATACCGTTCTGTTAAATGGCAGAAGGGCGGTCGCTCTTTTCCAAAACTTGACTGCTTCGGCATTGTGAACGAGATACGCCGCGACCTGAATTTACCCGTCTGGCCCGATTTTGCCGGGGTCACCAAAGACGACGGCGGCCTCGACCGGGAAGCGCGCCGGATGATGCTTACCCTTGAGCGCTGCGAACCCTGCGAAGGGGCTGGGGTGGCCTGCTATTCCGGGTCGACCGTCACCCACGTAGGGATCGTGGTCAGTATCGGTGGCCTGCTGCATGTGGCGGAATGCAACCCAGGCACGAACGTCACCTTTCTGCCGTTGCCGCGGTTTAAGCGGCGATTTGTCAAAGTGGAGTTCTGGCAATGACCATTCGTTTTTACCCGTCCCGGCTTCCCGGTGAACCACTCGAAACGCATGAGCATGGTGTAACCAGTATTCGCAGCTGGCTGGTGGCAAATGTTGAAGGCTACGAGGATCGGGATGTCCCACCGCTGACCGTTGAGGTTGAGGGGCTGTTAATTCCGCCAGGCGAGTGGGCTAAGTGTGTGATTCGCCCTGATAGTGATGTCAGGCTTTATCCGGTGCCTTTCGGGCTTGAGGCCGCGACAATTGCCTGGATAGGAGTGGGCATTGCCGTCGCATCTGCGGCTTATTCATTGTTCATGATGAGTAACATTGATGCCGGCGGCTATACGTCATCCACAGGTCGAAGCCTCGACCTGAACCCCGCTAAAGCAAACAGCGCGAAACTGGGTGATGCGATTCGTGAGGTTTTTGGGCGCGTGCGTATTTATCCGGATTATGTCGTGCAGCCCGTTACCCGGTTTGATGCCGCCGATCCTACGAAAATGCGCGTCCAGATGCTGCTGTGTCTCGGTGTCGGTGATCTGATTTATACCAATGGCGATATCCGGGTTGGCAGTACGCCAGCTTCAACGCTACCGGGATTCAGCAGCACCCATTACCCGCCAGGCGCGGACGTTTCCGGTGATGAGCGCAGCGAAAACTGGTTCAACTCCACCGAAGTGGGCGGGACGTCATCCGGCACCGGGCTGGATATGGCCCAGACGTCGCCGGACGCAGACGACATTATCGCAGACAGCATGACCGTATCCGGTTCGAGCGTAACGTTTACCGGGCTGGATACGGATGATGATGACGATAATGACGAGAACGATAACGCACTGCCGCCCAGCTGGGTCGCTGGCGCCGTGGTCGAACTGAAAGCCCCGGCGAACTACCAGATCACCACGGCGGCTGGATACAGCGTTATCGCCAGCCCGCTGCTGACGGAGATCGCGCCGGTAGTAGGTATGCCGGTAACCCTGGGGTTTAACTCAGTCGATTACGATCTGTTTATCGCGTCATATACCCCCGGTCAGGCTGCAGTGCCCGGCACCGGGGGGAGTGCGGCAAAAGTCCAGGCCAGTGCGGCCCCGACCACCTACGATTTTTCGACCAGCTCCAGCACGTTCACGATCACCTGGCAGGGGGTTACCTACCCGGTGTCTCTGGTGGCTAACTACGTCTCGATGTCGGGACTGCTGGCGGCCATCACCGAGGGACTCACCGGCTCCGGCCTGGTTGCGCAGGACAACGGCGGCACCGTACTGATAACCGAGTCGGCCAGTCCGTTCGCGGGTGGGGCGATCACGTCCTCTTCGCTGCCTGCAGCTGTTTTCGGTGATGCCCCGGTTTACACCTCCGGCACGGCATCAACCGGCGGCAGCCCGGCAGTAACGGCAAATGTGACACTCGCCTATAACTCTGCCACGGGAACGGCCTTTTCCGGCATGCCGGAGGGGGTGCAACGGCTTTCACTTGCTCACCGCGGGAATGAGTACCGCATTGTCTCGGCCGACGGCACAACGGCGACGGTGGCGCGCCTGGTTAATGGTGCCGTTGATGAGTCATGGCCGGGATTCACCGCCCGGACAATGATCGACTATGAGGCTTCTGGCCTTAACGACACGCTGAGCTGGCTGGGGCCGTTCCTCGTATGTCCTGAAAATGAAGTGGTGGATGCGTTCGAGGTGAATTTCTCCTTCCCGAATGGCATCTGTGGCTTCGACAGTAAGGGGAAAAAGCGGCTCCGGCATGTTGAGTGGGAGATTCAGTATCGCGTCTACGGTTCCGGATCGGGGTGGGTGAGTCACCAGGGAGAGTACGCGCTCAAAAACATCAACGGGTTAGGTTTCACTGAGCGGATCACCCTCAGTTCTCCGGGACTGGTAGAGGTTCGCTGCCGTCGGCGCAATGAGCAGGGCTCAAACAACGCCAGGGATTCGATGTACTGGCAGGCACTGCGCGGGCGACTGCTGACGCGCTCTTCATCCTATCCCGGCGTGTCGCTGATGGCGGTGACCGTTGAGACGGGGGGCAAATTGGCGGCTCAGTCGGACCGCCGCGTAAACGTTGTGGCCACGCGGGCCTATGACTCAGGAACGGCCAGAACCATTTCTGGGGCGCTGCTGCATGTCGGGAACTCGCTGGGACTGGAGATGGATGTCGACACCATCAACGCGCTGGAGTCTGCGTACTGGACGCCACGGGGCGAGTATTTCGACTTTGCTACCGGCGACAGTATCTCAGCGCTGGAAATGCTGCAGAAGATAGCCAATGCCGGGAAGTCACGTTTTCTGCTGAGTGATGGCCTGGCGACGGTCAACCGTGAGGGAATTAAGCCCTGGACTGGCGTGATCACTCCGCATGAGATGGTGGAGGAGCTGCAGAGCGGATTTACCGTACCGTCCGACGATGATTTTGATGGCGTCGACGTGACATACATCAACGGGACTACCTGGGCGGAGGAGACCGTTAAATGCCGGACGCCTGATAATCCCACGCCAGTGAAAATCGAAAACTACAAACTCGATGGGGTACTGAATCAGGATCACGCCTACCAGATCGGCATGCGTCGCCTGATGAAATACCTGCAGCAGCGGGTGACGTTCCAGACCACTACCGAGCTGGACGCGCTGTGCTACAGCACGGGCGATCGCATTGTGCTCACGGATGATATTCCGGGTAACAACACGATTTCCTGTCTGGTGGAGGCGATGACAACGGCTGGTGGCGTGACAACGTTCACCGTTACGGAGCCGCTGGACTGGTCTTTCGAAAATCCCCGAGCGCTGATCCGCTATCAGGATGGCTCTGCATCCGGGCTGATGGTGGCGAGCAGGGTGGGTGATTTTCAGCTGTCAGTCCCGCACCTGAGCGAGTTTGATGACCCGATGAAGGTTGACCTGTCGTCGGCAACCATAGAGCCGATCCGCCTGGTGTTCTGCGGCTCAACGCGCCACGTCTACGACGCCATTGTAGAGGAGATCGCCCCGCAGTCTGACGGAACCTGCCAGGTCACCGCAAAAGAATACCTCGAATCGTTCTACCAGTACGACGACGCCACATACCCCGGCGACGCTGCTTAATACCAAAAAATCCCTTTCAACTTTTCTTTCGCTCAAACCCTCGTTTGGGCGAACGCTTTTTTGGAGCAAAAAACATGGCCTTTGATCCGCCACTTGGGAGCACTTCGCCCGCGGTGCTGCTCGATAACGCCACTCGCCTGGACGAACTTGTTAACGGGCCAGCGGGCACCGTTCCCGACCGTGCCGGGCAACCGCTGGACACCTGGCGCCAGATCGTGACGATGATGCTTGCTGCTGTCACTGATGCGCAGAACAGCATTACCGCTATTGGGCTCCCCTTTAATACGCTCTCTGATGCTCAGGCTGCAGTAGCTGCTGGAAAAATACCAGAGGGCTCCGTGACATGGGTGAGAACTACGGACAGCGCTGCCCTTGCGGATGAGTACAAAAACATAAATGGGGTTCTGACGGCTACCGGACGTCGGATGCCTTCTCAGGATGCCGTGGACGCACTTTCGCGCCAGTTGCTGGATTCGATTGTTACCGGAGATGTACCAGGGTTTTGGCTGGCACTGAAAGACTCTGCGGGCTGGATTTCATGGGGAGTGGATGATCAGGGGGGATTTGGATCACGGGCTGCCTACCTCGGGACAGACAATATTCTGGCGGGAAATATCAAAATCCTGTTTACCGATGATGTCGGATTACGGTTTCAGGACCCCGAGGGATTCTATATCGATGTGCTGGATAATTTCGGACGCTATCTGTTGGGAGATTCCGGCGGCGGTTCTTCACCTGTTGACGAAGTCAGCATTCTGGATTTGAAAAATAAAGCTTACGCGGCGGAAGTTTCGCGGCGCGTACTGACACGGCTGAAATTTCCGACTGAGGCGTATAACCATTTTTTGATGGAGTGTCAGAGCCTTGGTATGGGGTATATGAGCTGGCCGGTTGTCAGCAAAACGCCTAAATATGATTCGCTAATGCTGGGGCAGTCTGTTCGTCCGGCGAGCACGACGAACAATGCGTTTGTTCCCCTGGGCGTAAATGCGTGGCAACCTCTGCGGGCAGTTGTACAGTCAGTCTCTGGCAGCGCCATTCTGTCCGATGCGGAGCAACTCGCGTTGGCTCGAAGCGCGGTTAATGAAGGGGAGAGTCCGATCGTTGGCGCGGTGAACGGATTCAGACGACATTTCCTTGAGGCGCACTGTCTGAGTGCTGACCCTGGCAGACTGTTTGTCGCCTCCACGGTCGGTGTGTCCGGCCAGTCAATTGCCAGCCTGATGGACGATACCAAATATTTTAATCGTGTCGTTGAATGCGTAACGAAGGCAAAGGCCCTGGCTGACAGCGAAGGGAAAACCTATTCGGTTACCGGGGTCGATTTCGTTCAGGGGCAACGAGACTATGATGACGGAACGCCTAAAGCCACATATAAATCGCAACTGGGGCAACTCTACAACAAAATCAATAATACCATTCGTGGGATCACCGGCCAGAAAGACAATCCAGCCTGGTTTATTTCTCAGACGGGATACACCTACAGTCCTAATCCGGCCACGCAGCCGGTGAACGCTGTCGAGCTTTGGGTGGGAATGGCGCAATGGGAGTTTTGTCAGGAAACACCAAACTGTTTCCTCATTGGGCCGGACTATCAGTTGCCGGATAAAGGCGGCCATCTGATGACGAACGGCAGTCGCTGGCTGGGTTGTTATTTTGCCAAAGCAAAAGATCGTGTACTGAATCAGCGGCGTCCATTCCAGCCACTCGCTCCCACGAGTATTACCTGTGCAGGTTCAGATTTTCTGTTGAGTTACTACGTCGATCATCCACCTTTAAAATTTACCAGCCCGTTCAGGAACGGAACCAGAACCCCCATCACTAATAGCGGATTTCGCGCCTGGCATATGATTGATGCCGATCCGTCAGGCATAGGGACAGAACTGAATATCACCAGCGTTGCTGTTGCAGCGGACACGGTTATTCGCCTGACATGCGATACAGAGCCGCAGGGGAAAGTCCGGGTGGCCTATGCAACACGCCCCCAGTATGGGCAGGGTATGGTAACCGATTCCGATAATTACGTACCGGATGAAGTGTACGAATATGACCCGCAGTTCACCCAGTGGCCGGAAGAGAATATTCCGGAGCTGATCGGCAAACCCTATCCGATGGAAAACTGGTCTGTGGCCTTTTCCATGACCTTCACTAAGGATGAATAAATGAGCCTGGCAATTCAGAAAGATGTCGATTTTTCTGCGGTGGCTACCGGATATTTACCTCCGGTAACTGCAGGCGTGGAGTACTTCAACTTTTTTAACAGCGAAGACTCGCTGACACGCAACCTAATCCCCAACAAGCCGACTCCTGCAAAGAACGGGAGTCCGCTCTTTAACACCAACGGACAAAGCTTTCTGCTGACCAACCTGCTTAATTTCATCAATACCGGGATAAAACTGACTGATGGAATGACCATTATTACAGTGGCAGAACCAACCGGCGCGGATGGTAATTTCCCGACCTGGTCCACTACAGGTTCGCCGATTACAAATGGAGGGAGTTTCACGTCACAATCCTTTATGCGTCAGAGCGCCACCACGCGAAACCCAACGCTGTCGCTGAGTTATTCCACTGATGGTTTCATCACCCGACAGAACCTGTCGTATGGGGTATCGTCGGGTGTTGATAATATCAGGCTCCGCGCCATAGCATCGGCATTCAGTCAGACAGCAAAGACATCCAGCCTTTATGATCTGACGAATAATAAAAATGCCCAGGCACCTCTGTCAGCAAATGGTGTTTATGGAAAGGCAGGTAATATCCTGTTGGGATCGCATTACAACGCCGCAGAGAGCTCACAGGGTAATCTGTACGCGGCCGCGATTTACAGCCGTATGCTCTCAACAGCTGAGATCAATCAGGTATATGCTGCGTTGAAGGCTTATTATTCAAAGCGTGGCATAACTGCATGATCTTATTCTTAAAAATTAGAAATAACTGGAAATGCTAGGAATTTTCTTACAAGATACGCAGTGCGCAAAGACGCACACAGCAATAATGTCATTTATCACCTTTCCCCCGGCGTGCCTCCGGGGGATTTTTTATTCACTTTTCCAGCTAAGAAGGTAGCCAGTGCTGCTATTGAGAGCTCTTTGTACCTCAGTGTTTTCATTTACCCACCGGGAGATCATATCGTCACGTTCATACTGATTTAAGCTCTCCCAGCTATCGGGTTGTTTGTAAAACACTACGGTTACGGATGAAACAGTGTCGATTTTAACAGTAATCCGCGTCATACCGTCTGTCCCCTGCCTGTCATGATATTGATACCGAGTGCAATGGCGGTCGCGATATCCCCCGCAGTAAATTCATTACCCCAGGCGCCGAAGAATCCCATATCTCCCTTCAGCATTGACGAACCAGCAGCGCTGGCACCCAGCATCAGCGGGCTACCCGCCACGTTTGCAAGGTAACCTGCCGGGCTGGCGGCGATTGCAGTGCCGTCGGAAAGCGTGAGTTTATGGTTTCGGTTAGGGGAAATAACACCACATGCCACATACCACTTATTGACGATAATACTCATCCCTGACTGATAATATATTCCCTGACTTCCGTCAGGCCATCCTACTCGCAGCTCCAGCCTCTGCCCGGTAGGGTTGAAAGTTATGGCAAAACCATGACCTGAGCCGGGCGTCAAATCCCGGCAATCGAGCACATACTGAAATACATCAACTGCACTCAAACGAAAGGCCGTCAGGAAGGAAAGTCCTGTCAGTCCTGGCTCTTTAAACGTGGTCTGACTGCCAGCGGTTCCGGGAAATTCAAGCCCATATTGTTTCAGTTTCTGCACACCCTGCTGCACAGAAAAACCATGACGCGAATTATCCACCGGAGTCAGTAAATCAAATGCAACTTTCGGATTTGCAATTGCTGACAGAGGCGAAGATACAGGCTCAAAATGCTGTTTCGCCCAGTCAGTAATAATTCCGTCTGCATTCAACAAAATTCGTGTTCCGTTACCCATTTATTATTCCTCAATAAAAGCTTTTGCAGGAAGGTTTGGTGCTTTAGCACTTTCTCCGATCATTTCGTTTCCTGAACCACGCAACGTGCCTGGATAGGTTGCACCACTGGCCGGGTTCAGCCATGAACAGCCCGTCACCAGCGTTTTATCTGCTGCGAAATAGGTCACACCCGCCGCATCAGGTATCAGCTCAATATCAGCACCGGTGACACGGCAGCGGTTGCCATTACCGTTGGTGTAGACCCGCGCCAGCTTGCCGCCATGAATATCGACAACAGCTTTTGCGCCAGGAGTATGGATAATTGCCGGGATGCAATTATCCAGGGTAATCCGCGGTATCCAGCTGTAATCACTGTTCAGGTAATCAGCGGTCCAGTTTGCCGCGTCTCCCGGAATATCGACGGTCTGGGCTGCGGCCAGCTCGATGGACGGATTGTTGATAACGCTGTGCAGGTTGCGCAGCGTGATCCGGGCGTTCGTCCCGTCGCTGCCCTTTTTGTTGCGTGAGCCCACAGTGTTCTGATACAGGTCGGCAGGCAATTTGATGCCGCACATGACAGCGTTCTGTGTTGGCTGAACGTTAATAGCCGTCATTCCGTCAACGGTGATATTGTCGGGTAGCAGCGTTTTTCGTCCGGTTATCGTGTGGTCGGTAAACTGAGAGCGTAAGGCCGTAACAGCACAGAACTCAAAATTGTCATTCGGTCTTCCGGTCTGGATGCCCGCAAGGTCAAACACTGCATTGCGAATGTCGATGGTGTACGGCAGCTTGCTATCGATACCCTGATCATCAGAGTTAGCCGTATCAATCATTCGTACAATATCAAATGAGCGCGTCGTGTTATACCACGCGGGTAGGTTTTTATCCCAAAGTACCGTCAACCCATCGATAGTCAAATTGCACTCACAGTCACTTGCGTAATCCTGTCGCATGCCAATTACAAAGTTCAGGAAATACTCTAGTGCGTCGCCATCCGTCCTTGTGACAATGAACGAGAGATTTCGGAAGCGCCACGTATTCCCGCCCTGCAGGTTGATCTGTTTCCCTTTGATGACCATATTGTCTGAGAAACAATCGTACCCGAATGAGTGGAAATCGAATCGGTTGAACGTGGAATCTTTGATGAAAAGCCCTTTAATTCCATGATGCCCCTGGAAACCCCACCCATGCAGGCCGTAGTAGCGGTTAATATGCACATTGCAGGTATCACGTATGCAGATAACGTAAGACCCGCTTTCCTTCGGGTGGCATGTGGCCTCTCCGTCGTCACAGAAAACGTCGAAAACTTCGCGAGCAGAAATAACCACGCGGCTTTCGAGACTTGTTGAAGCTGTTTGCCACGACGTATGCACCAGGTTTTTAATGCGCACCATCGGCCTGGAGACTTCGATATTCAGGAATCGACGACTGTCGCCCAGTTCAATAAAATGCGGGCATTCAAATTCCAGAAAATCATCTTCTTTCGGGATAATCGCAGCGTAGCCAACTGAGCCGGTCGGAATATCTTTCACAATCCGTTCAGTTAGCGCACCATTTCTGCCGATACGGGAGAATTCGCGGTATAAAACCCGGTCACGAGGGTTATCCCTGTTTCCGTTTCGGTAAATCTCCACTTCATTAGAAAGCGCATAGAACATCCCGCCGTAATAAGGATACAGTTTCGGATACGGCAGATAGTTAGAGCCTTTTTTCAGGTACTGAGAGTAACTGGTGTTGAACGTAGCCAGCTCAGCAGGAGTGAGTTCAATACGTTCTTTCCCCTTGATATTGAATATACGTTTTGGCTCAGGCGCTGAAGGATCAAGCAGCCGCAGTGGCCCCCAGCGGATTTCGTTAACACCTGAGTCAGCAGAGGTAAAAATTATCGACCCTCCGAGTGACGTTTTTGTCCGAACCTCTGCTTCATGGTCAACTAATACCAGGAAGGCACCATCATTCTGACGAACCGGGATATTGAGCAGGTTCGCATAACGATGAGCATTCTGGATAGCGGCATCGGCAGCTTCAACGCCTGACAGATATGCTATCGCGGATGAACGGTTGCCCAGCGCCAGAGCTACCTGCACAGAAAGGAGCGTAGCACCAGGAACGCGGGGGGCCATAAACATGTCATAGCTGACAAATTCCGCCTGGCGATACCAGCGGCGTCCCAGCACATCGACCAGTATCCCGCCCGGTATTTCCCCGGAGGTCGTATCATCCGGGTTGACCACGAAGCGGCCGCCAGTGCGCTGACCTACGACATCCCGTACCGTTGCCGTGCCTGTGTAGTTACGGATGGAATCATAGTCCGCTGCCGTATCGCCTGGCTCAATCGAACCACCACCGCTGCCGCCCTCACCGAAACCGATCATCGTGCCGTCAGTCCGTTGACCGCACATCACCAGACCATTTCGATAGTAGATGACAAAACGCCATCCATCCGGCGGATTGTTATCAATGATGCTGCCGCCAAACTCTAACCCGGAATCTGAAGAATAGAGCTTCTGAAATTCATCGGCATACAGTCGCCCGTCTTTGTAGCCGAACGGTGAAAGACCATTTTTAAACACCACTGCAAATGGGTTTTCACCCTGGCTGTCTATTAATCCCCTCACTGAATCTACAGCCTGACTGGACGGCATTTTTCGTCCGGTTGCGGTCAGCGTCCCGCCAACGTTCATGACCTCAATCGCGAGGGCGCTGTCGTCCGGGCTGCGGTAATACGTGGTGCTCCCCTCGGGGATATTCACGATATCCGCCTGCGCCGCCGCCAGCGTCGCGTACTGCTTACTGAGCGGTATCAGGTTCTGCCTGATCTCATCGTTTTTCGCCATCATCTGGCGCCATGAATAAAGAGGATCACCGCCACGGTCGGGAACATCTGCGGCGGGCCCATTGACCAGCTTATCCAGGCGCTCGGCGTTATCGAGCAACACAGCGGGAGACGTGCTCCCCAGCTCCGGGTTAAAGGCCATGTTTTTTGCTCCAAAAAAGCGTTCGCCCAAACGAGGGTTTGAGCGAAAGAGCAGAGCTTTTTACAATCAGCAATTTCAAAGGGTTACAACATGCTGATTGGCTATGCACGCGTCTCTACAGGGGATCAAAACCTCGATTTACAGAAAAACGCACTGATTCGTGCAGAATGTGAGCTGATTTTTGAGGATATGGCCAGCGGGAAGAACGCCCGGCGGCCTGGGCTAAAGCGCGCCCTGCGGCGACTCCGCCCGGGTGATGTGCTGGTGGTCTGGAAACTGGATCGGCTGGGCCGCAGCGTGCGCGATCTGATCACGCTCGTGTCGGAGCTGCAGGCGCGCGGGGTGAATTTCCGCAGTCTGACCGACAGCATCGATACCAGTACGCCAGCAGGGCGATTCTTCTTCCACGTCATGAGCGCCCTGGCGGAAATGGAGCGCGAGTTAATAGTGGAGCGTACCCGAGCCGGATTAGCCGCTGCCAGGGAGCAGGGGAGAGTCGGCGGCCGCCGCCGGGTAATGACTGAAGACGTGGTGGAGAGATGCCGCAGGATGCTCGATACTGGCGCTACCCGGCAGCAGGTAGCCGATGTGATAGGTGTAGACGTGAAAACAATCTACAAGTACCTCCCGGCGTCTTGAAGACAAAGATTTCACTACTTTTCCTGATATGTTACGTTTGGCTTAATCAATTCATTCAGCTTTGAAAACAGTTTGGTTTGTTCGTGAACGGTAAGAAAACAATAAGTTTTGAGCAATTTTTAACTATTAACAGCAATCTTGTTTCCATCTCAGATACATGGGCTGACTTGTGGGCGTTAATTTTTCACACGGGTTTAAGCGCTGGAAGGCTGCTGAGTATTCGATATGATGATATTGATGGTGACTTGATACTGATACGAAAACAGGGTCACCTGAAGGAGCTACGTGTTAAATCAACCCCTCCAGTGGAGGCGATGATTGCTCGTAGAAGAGAACGCTATCCAGAAGATGTTTATTTATTTCAGAGTCATTCTAACCGTGTGAAGTACCATCGCCGGCCGGTCACTATAATTGCTTTCAACGCCGCTTTACGTCGCGCCGCTAGATCATTACCAGACGTTAACGTAAGCAGTAGTAGCGCGAGAAACATACCGGACTAAGCGCCTGTCCAGTAGCGTGTGGCCGATGTGACAGGCGTGGGAGTGAAGACGATTTACAAATATTTGCCAGTACAATACGGCGATAAAAAATCCCCTTGAGCAGGCACACTCAAGGGGAAAATACTACATAACATCATTGCTGTGTGCGTCTTTGCGCTCATCTATCTTCCAAGAAGATGCCTAAAGCTTCCAGATATTTCTGGTCTGAGCAGTTAAAACATTGGGTCGGTAGCCGATGTAATAGGAGGGGGTGAAGACGATTTATAAATATTTTCCAGCCGGTTAAGTTTGCTCACCTGCGAACCGTATGCAAGAGATCGCAGGTGAGCAATTTGCTATGAAGGCATTGCCATAGCTGAAAAATTTTAACCTCGCATTGTTCGCAAAACCATCAAACAGCTAAGGCCTGAAAACACTTTCAGACTAACCTTACTCGTTACATCAATGTGTTACGGCAATGACAAAAATTGATAGCCAGAACCTATATTGATCTGTCGCCCTGTTAAAACTACTGTATATAAAAACAGTGTTAATCTGAGCGAGTCAATTATGCAGTTTTACACGCCCGTTGAGTTACGTGAGATCATGCTGATCCCGTTGTACAGTGACCTTGTGCAATGTGGTTTTCCAAGCCCTGCACAGGATTACGTTGAGCAACGCATCGATCTGAACGAGTTGCTCGTTAACCACCCCAGTGCGACGTATTTTGTCAAAGCCGCCGGCGACAGCATGAAGGATGCCGGTATAGGAGAAGGTGATCTTCTTGTTGTGGATAGCTCAAGGACAGCAGTTCATGGCGATATCGTTATCGCTGCAGTGGATGGGGAATTCACCGTTAAGAAGCTGCAGCTGCATCCGCGGGTTCAGCTTAACCCAATGAACCCTGCATATTCGCCGATAGTCGTCGGTAGTGAGGACACTCTCGACGTGTTCGGGGTGGTTACGTACATCATCAAATCAGCTGGCTGAGATGTTTGCACTTTGCGATGTGAACTCATTTTACGCATCCTGCGAAACTGTTTTCCGTCCTGACCTGAAAGGGCGTCCGGTGGTCGTACTGTCAAACAACGACGGCTGTGTGATCGCTCGTTCACCAGAGGCGAAGCCCTTCGTTAAAATGGGTGAGCCGTACTTCAAACAAAAGGATATTTTTCGCCGGCACGGTATTATCGCGTTTAGCAGCAACTATGAGCTTTATGCCGATATGTCCAACCGAGTGATGACAACGCTGGAGGAACTCTCTCCACGCTGCGAAATTTACAGTATTGATGAGGCATTTTGCGATCTTACTGGTGTTCGTAACTGCCGCGATCTTACCGATTTTGGCAAGGAAATTCGTGAGACGGTTTTACGCAGGACGCACCTCACGGTCGGCGTCGGCATAGCCCAGACTAAAACACTGGCAAAGCTGGCCAATCACGCTGCGAAACAGTGGCAGCGACAGACCGGAGGAGTGGTGGATCTGTCTAATCTGGAAAGACAGAGGAAGTTGATGGCTTTGCTGCCGGTGGATGAGGTCTGGGGAGTCGGGCGCCGCATCAGTAAAAAACTGGAGGCTATGGGCATTAAAACAGTGCTTCAACTGGCTGATACCGATATCCGTTTTATCCGGAAACACTTCAACGTTGTGTTGGAGCGAACCGTGCGGGAGCTGCGTGGCGAACCATGCCTCGGGCTGGAGGAGTTCGCACCAGTAAAGCAGGAAATCGTGTGCAGCCGTTCGTTCGGCGGTCGTATCACGGAATACCATGAGATGAGGCAGGCAATATGCAGCTACGCCTCACGTGCAGCGGAGAAACTCCGTGGTGAGCACCAGTATTGCAGATTTATCTCGGCATTTGTCAAAACCAGCCCCTTTGCGATGAACGAGCCGTACTATGGGAACAGTGCATCGGTAAAGCTGCTAACGCCAACCCAGGACAGCCGGGACATTATCACCTCGGCGACGAAATGCCTCGATGCAATATGGCGAGACGGACATCGCTATCAGAAAGCAGGCGTGATGCTGGGGGATTTCTACAGTCAGGGCGTGGCCCAGCTCAACCTCTTCGACGACAACGCACCACGGAAGAATAGCGAGAAACTGATGGAAGTTCTCGACCATCTCAATGCGAAAGGCGGAAGAGGAACTCTGTATTTTGCAGGGCAGGGGTTCCAGACTGCCTGGCAGATGAAACGGGAAATGCTTTCGCCGAGGTATACAACTCGATTTTCAGATATTCTTTCAGTACGATAAGAGTTCATGCCTAAAAATTAAATTTCAATCCAGAGGAATAAATGCAAGAAGAAAAACTAAAAAAAGCCATTGAGGAATGGGATGAGGTAATACACAATAACTTTCATAGTGGCATGATAAATGGAGCTAGTTTGGCCACAAGCGAGATAACATCTATTTTAGATAAGTTTAGTATGTGGTTATTGGCTGGTGTTGGCGGTACGGCTGCATTGATTATTGCGAATATTGATAAGGTGACTCCATACACTGGCATAGGCGGATTTAAATATATTGTTTTATTTTTGTGCGCGTCTGCGATTTTTGGTTTTTTAGCAAAATATTTTTCTATAGTGGTGCATTCGTCAGTTGCAGTTAGCATTCGTATGGCTCAGATTTCTGCAGAAGAGTTAAAGAAATACCATGAGCACTGTAAGGAACGAGATGAAATAGGGAGTGAAATAAATTATGTTAGTGATAAAAATGTAGATGTCAATGAATTCTATAATGATTACATGAACTTATATCCTACTAGTTTCTTGAGAAAAAAAATAAGAAAGACATTTGATAAGATAGGCAAAGACAAGCTTCATGGTAATCGAAGTGCTGTGACATGCGTAGTTTATCAAAGTTTATGTTTAGTGTTGCAAGCACTATTTTATGTGGCATTTCTTATATCTGTCGCCTTCTTAATAAGCATCAAATAGAGATGCTATTTATCAGTTCGCTAGATTGGTTTCTCACATTGCCCACTTCACGGGAAACAGGATGCCATATAAAATGATCTGCGGACACTGAGCCATCGGCGGCGATATCAGAGGCTTCCTTTCCCCCTATATCCTGCCGCATCCATTCGCGAGCTGCTTCCGGCGTCATGACCAGCGGCCGGCGGTCGTGAATATCTACGAGCCCTTGATCTGCTGCCGCGGTCACTATCAAAAACCCTTCGGCTTCGTCGCCGCGCTCAAAAGGCACGCTGCCGATCGCCGCCATGAAGATTGGCTGGCCGTCGGCGCGATGAATAAAGTAAGGCTGCTTCTTGTCTCCTACGCGCTTCCATTCAAACCAGCCATCGGCAAAGCATATCGCACGACCGTGCTGCCACAGAGGTTTAAACATTCTGCTGTTGGCTGCGGTCTCAACCCTGGCATTAATCAAGGGTGGTTTATCCCACCACCCGGGTGCGTAACCCCAGTGAACCGGATGGAGGTGTAGCTGTTCGTCTCGTTCGCTCAGGAGTAGAACTTTAGTCCCCGGCGCCACGTTGTAACGCCCAATCGGCTCAGGGTCGTATGCGATGTCGCGCTCAGCTTCTTCTGAAAGATAAGCCAAGTATTCTTCGCGTGTCTGTGATTGGGCAAAACGTCCGCACAT